CAACGAGATCGAGTTGGGCTTCGCTGTAATGCTCGGTTCGGGGGACGCCATGCTCCAGCACGTTGCCGCGCTTCCACTGCTCAAAGCTGCGGTAGATGTCGATCTTTGGCTCCTGCTGTGCTGGCTGGTCTGCCAGTGCTTCTCGCAGGGCGATGATGGCCTTGCCTAGTTTATTGTCGTAAGGCGAAAACACCTCATCCGTAATTTCTTCCAACGCCTCCAGCGCCAGCTTCATTGCTTCTCGGCTCATGCTTGCCCCCTTGCTCGGATGTGGTCTGCACAGTTGATGCAAGCAGAATCCCAATCCCCTTCGGATAAGTCGGTTGCATTTTCTTCACAGGCCTTGGCACACGCCTCCCGCTCCGCTTGCATGGCCCTCTGCCACGTGCGCAGGAACACGTCCAGCTCCTCGCGGGTCGGCTCACCCAACATCTGGCTGATTTCCAGCCATGCTGCTTTCATCTGCTCGTTCATGATTTCTCCACAAAACACTCGTTAACAACCGACCAACCGGCCTCCAACCACTGAGGCTCGGGGCCAACATCGGCCCAACCGGCCTGGATGACCCGCTGTGAAGGCATTGGGAAGCCGTGGGTATGCAACCACACGGTGTCGGCAAAAGTGGCTAGTGGCCACTTCAGCAAAGGGCCCGAAGGCTGTGGACCGCAGACTTGTGTGAGCCTCATGCTTCCACCTCTTTGGCCAAGATGGTTTGCAAACCGGCCAACAGCTGCGCGGCCTCTGCGTACGTGAAGTACGTATGAATGCCAGCGCTGTCGTTGCGCAGTGACATCCACAAGCCGTCGTCGAACTTGTCCAAGTGGACGCGAAAACGTTCTGCAGTGTGAATTGTGATCGATGTATCTTCGGACATGGTAGTTACCTTTCAATAGTCAAGTTGATGGTGCTTCTGGCAGGATTTGAACCTACAACCAATGGATTATGAGTCCACTGCTCTAACCGTTGAGCTACAGAAGCCTCTTATTATATCAGGCCAGAGCCAACAGGGCTTCGGTTGCTTTGGCTTTTACGTTAACGCCACCGCCGAACCAGGCGTTGGCCAACCGCGCATCGCCGGTACGAGCGGTTTCCCAATCCATCAGCTGAGTGACGGCGTTGAGCGCGCCCCATGCTGTGCCTTTGGCCGACTCTAACTCGGCGCCGATGCCTGCGCCTTCGAACAAGGTCAGTGCACGAGCTGCAGCACGGCTAGGTTTCTTATCATCGCCGCCGAGGATGGAGGTGAAGACGCTTTGTGCCTGCGCGGAGCTGAGCTTGATGTTGGCCAGGAACTTGGCCGTGTGCTCGAAGTTCTTGAAAGCGTCGTTGAAGTCGCTGAGTTGCGACTTGACATTGGCGGCGTTGAAGGTGCTGTTATGGCGCACTTGAACGACTTGGCCGGACTTGCCAGTTGCCAACTGCAGAGTGTTGTTGCACACAACGCGGACGCTGGTCAACCTTGCCTGTGTGGCCAAGGAGCCATCACAGCTGGAGGCAAGGAGCAAATATTGATTGACCTGATCACCGGCCACGTTGAACTCGCCATCCATCTTGGCGAGGGCCCAATAATGAGCGCCATTGCGCAGGACGCCGGCTGTTTCCAGGTGGGCAATGCTGCCGACCATGTCGCGGAAGAATTCCAGCACCTCGATGGGCTGCACGATCTTGTACTGGTTGGACACCAAGCCGAGGGGCAGGTTGCTGTCGGTGCGGTACATGACTTTCTTGCCGCCGAAGGGCAGAGTTTGCGCCTTGTAGCCGTTCCACACGCTGGCTGGAGGAGTATACTGCACATCGGCAGTAGCCAGTTGGAAATCCAGGCCGGACTCGGTGGCCCAGGTCTCAAGGGAAGAATCAGCTGTCAGCTGCTGGCCAAGGCCGTGCCAAGGAGTTGCACCGACGTAAGCCATTGCTGCTTTGCCTTGGATGGTGGTTGCGATTTCGTGTGCCATGATGTATTCCTTTTCAATAGTCAAGTTGGTTGTTACAGCAATCTGAAGTTTGTTGCTGTGAGTGGATTGTATAACACGACTCGTGAATTTGCACACAAAAATACGAAAAAAGTTGCAGTTCTGTTACAAATCTATAAGTTTGTTTTCAACTCTAAGTCGCGATGTATACTTTGGTTTCTTCACAAAACTTTATTTTATGTGGCAGGTAACAGTAGACGTGGTGCGTTGTACAATCACAAACCGCAAACCTTATGGCATTCAGCAGCCACATTGTTTGCGGCACATCCTCACCAACAACATTGCGAGCTGACTGATGCTTTTGACTATTGACAAGATGGAAACAAAGACCGGTACAGACACGATTTGTGTGGGAAAAAAGAAAGGCTCGGTGCCTGAACACCGAGCCTTTGAAGTTTATGGCAACTGCTATTCCAACCATAAAGGACAATCATGCTATCCGGCTTTGCAGCACAAACAACACAACCAGACCAATTATACCAAAACTTCTTAACTGCTAGACAATTCAATGACGTCGATGTGCAAAGCTTAGGCCTTGCGCTGCTCGACCCCGATGAAACCTATGCACTATTAGGTCATACTCGTGAGTGGAGTGTAAAACTCCCGTATTACGGCACAGATGGCCTTGAAACCGGCTTCAACCGCGTCAGGATTCTAACGCCTAAGGGCAAGATGAAGTACTCTCAGCCTAGAGCATCGGGCTCTCATGTGTACTTCGCCCCCGGTGTGGCTTGGAAACAGGTCATGCAGGACGTGGATATCCCCATTATCATTACGGAGGGTGAGTTCAAGGCCTGGCAGCTTACCAAGCAAATCACGGCAGATGGCTTGGCCTACGCCGCCGTGGGCTTGGCCGGGGTCACCTCATGGACTGACAAATCGGGCTTGCACCTACACAAGGACCTGATGAAGATCATTTGGCAGCGGAAGAGTAGCTTTGCTGAGAAGCACCGCAAGGTCTATATTGTCTTCGACTACGATGGGGCCGAGGCCGATGGCGAGCCTAATGAGCAGGTTGGCATGGCAGAAACCCGCCTGGCTGTGACCTTAAGGGGTCTAGGGGCTGAGGTCCACCTTTGCCGTGTGGGCAAGTTCGGGTCCGGTAAGGGTAGCAAATACGCCATTGATGATCACCTGCTGTCAGGCGGCCAACTGGCTCAGGTACTCACAGCAACCAGCGCCGTGATGAACGGCATCGATACCTTGGAAACCAAGCTGTATGAGTTCAAAACCAAGTACGCATTGCTGAATGGTGATGTCATGCGGCTTAGGGACGGGCTACTGCTACAGTGGAGCAAGGCGCGGATTGACTCGGCGCAGGACTTCTTCGTGCAAGTCACGGCCAAGCCTAACGGTGGCACCAGCAGCAAAACCATCTACATGTTGGATGCCTATAAGGACTGGACCAGAAGATGTGATCTGGATGGCGTGGGCATGTTCCCCGAGTACCAGGGGATGACCATCACACCAACCAGGCAGTATAACCTGTTCAAAAACTGGACCAACGAGCCGGTAAGCGGTGACCCACGGCCTTACCTTGACTTTTGTGACTACTTTTTTAGGGATGAGCCCGCTTTTGCCGAGTACTGGCATGATTGGGTAGCCAATATCATACAATTCCCGTGGCGAAGGAACTACACCACGCCACAGTTCGTGTCCGCCATTGAGGGTATTGGCAAATCGGCCATCGCGGAGTTTGTAGCCAGCATGCTCGGCGTTGGGGAAGGCCAACCGGCTGCGGTGATTGGTCCGGATGAGCTGTTTGGCAACTTCAACGGCATGCTAAAGGGTAAGATCTTTATCGTTGTGAATGAGCCCTCGTCTGATCGTGATGACCACTCGGCGAAGCTTAAGAACTACATCACCAGCGATGAGCTCACGATCAACAACAAGTACGGCGCGCAGTACAGCATCAGGAACTACCTGAACTTTGTCTTCACGTCCAATAAGCCTTACATCACGCACATGGGGGATACTTCACGCCGCGAAGCTATCTATAGCCCCAAAAGCCTAACCAACGCCGAGACGCACCCCAAGGTCACGGACCTCATGCAATGGGCCACACAGCAACAAGGCTTTGGCATCATGCTAAATTGGTACATGAACCGAGACATATCGAGCTTTGACTTGAAAAAGGCAGCACCTAAAACCCAGTACCGCGAAAAGGCCATCCAATTGTCTAAGACTCCACTCGAGGTTTTTGCCTACGAACTCAAGGACTGGGTCAACGAGCATCTTGATGGCGTAGGAGCTTTCACGGCATCGCAGTTGCAAGTCCTCTGTGAAAGATGGGGACATGACAGCCGGGCCAAGGTGCACTATATCCGCAAAGCTATGGAGTCGCAAGGGTCCGTTGAGCCTAGCAGGCTGATCAAGGCGCAAGGCAAGCCGGCAAGGTTTACTACACTTATTACTGAGGATGCTGCACAAAAAGGCAGAGGCGAGCCTACCTGGGCGCACGTTGTTAAGGACACGGAGACTGCATTGCAACGTGAATTGCAGCAAGATGGCAGCTTTTGAGGGGCAAAGGGATTGTTACTTTTGAGCCAAAATAAGATGCTAAATGCTGAAAATAAGCTGCATTAAGCGACTGACCCGTGAGTGCCACAGCAAATTGATCACCTTCTATTACAACTTTTTTTCCGAAATAGAAAGTGATCAGTTTGCATAAAACCGGGCTTTTTTGGGCTATAAGAGGTGTTACTTGGAGATTTTGTTACTCGAGCTGTAACCTCTGGAAGCCTTTGCTGGATTGAATAGTAACAGAGTAACAGTAGGTAACTACTAAAATATAAATTATAGTTATAGAAATATAGATATATGCTATTCGTATATATAGCGTTTTCTGGCTTGGTTGTTACTAGTTACCTGTTACCGGTTGAGGCCTGATGTACATTTTTTCGACAATAGGAGTACAATTGCACCATGACTACAAAGACACCATCTAAGAACGGGAAGTTCTTGGGCCGTCCTTCAAAGTACGACCCCGCCTATTGTGAGCAAGTTATTGAGCTTGGCAAAGAGGGCAAATCGCGTTGGCAAATCTGTTCGATGCTAGACATCGGCTACCATAACATGAGTGCTTGGGAAGGCGCACACGAGGATTTTCGTAGAGCCTTAGAGCAAGCACGACTCGACTCACTCTGCTACTGGGAAGAGCTCGCACAGAATCACATGATTGAGAACCCCGGCGGGCCGAGACTCAACACTGGGTTGTGGAGCCGGAGCATGGCGGCGCGGTTCCCCGCTGAGTATCGTGAGAACTCCAAAGTCGAGGTCACCGGCAAGAATGACGGGCCCATCGAGGTGGACCACGTGCATGACTTTGCCAGCGCCTTGTTGGATGACCTGTTAGCAACGCGCCAAGCCGATGCTAAGCCCAGCAAAGGCAAGTGAGATTGCGGCCCGCATCAAGGCGGGGCCTGATCTTAACAAACTATCACCTGAGCATAAAGCCGCGACTCAGGCGCGAATGAAGTGGCTCACCATTGCCAACTTCCATCAGATCCCGCCTCGAGGTGAGTGGTGGACGATCTGGCTGTTGCTCGCAGGTCGAGGCGCAGGCAAGACTCGGTGCGCAGCCGAGTGGACTTGGTGGGAGGCGTGGTCTAACCCGGGTACGCGGTGGTTGGTCTCCGCGCCTACCAGCTCGGATGTCCGTGATGTGTGCTTTGAGGGAGACTCAGGTCTCCTTCGTGTTATTCCAGAGATACTCATTGCGGACTACATCAAGTCCTTGCACGAGATCAAGCTGATCAATGGCTCCATCATCAAGGGGATCCCGGCATCGGAGCCTAACCGATTCCGAGGTCCGCAGTTCCATGGTGGGTGGCTGGATGAGCTGGCTGCCTGGGATTACTTGGACGACTCATGGGACATGCTGAACTTTGGCATGCGACTGGGGCAACGCCCTCGGCTTATATGCACCACAACACCAAAGCCAAAGCCCTTGATCATTGATCTGGTGGGGCGGGAGAGTGAGGATGTGGTACTCACCACAGCCAGCACGTACGACAACATCAACAACCTGGCACCTACATTCCAAAAGCAGATCCTTCAGTATGAGGGCACCAAGCTTGGGCGCCAAGAGATTCACGCCGAGATCATCGATCCGGAAGAAGCCGGCATCATCAAGCGTGACTGGTTCCGCCTGTGGGAGAATGAGAAGCCGCTGCCCCGCTTTGAGTACATCATCCAGTCCTACGACTGCGCCACATCGGACAAGACCAAGAACGATCCCACGGCCTGCACCGTGTGGGGTATCTTTAAGCCCAACGCTGACAAGCCTATGAGTGTCATGCTCATCGATTGCTGGGAGGAGTACATGCAGTACCCTGAGCTTCGGCCTAAGGTGATCGAGGAATACGGCGCCATCTACGGTGATGAGAACGAGTTCGGCCATGGGAAGAAGGTGGACATGATCTTAATCGAAGACAAGTCCGCCGGGATCTCACTGATCCAGGACTTACAGCGTGCCGGCCTGCCTGTGAGAAGCTACAACCCAGGCATGGCAGATAAGACGACACGACTTAACTTGGTAGCCCCCATCATCGAACGTGGGCGTGTCTACATTCCCGAGTCCTCGGTCAATCCGGGCATGGCGCGTGATTGGGCAGAGACCCTGGTTAGCCAGATCTGCGCCTTCCCCGAGGTTCGGCACGACGACCTGGTAGACTCCACAACACAAGCACTGCGCATAATGCGAGATCTAGGGTTCATAAACATCGATCCGGTTTACAATGCCGAAGACTCGTATGCAGAGGACCGCAAGCAAAGGGTGAACCCGTATGGCGTATAACGAATTTGGCATCTACGAACCCCGCGATCCTGATCTCGATCAGATGCGGCTCGCATTGACCAAGCAACCGAGCTTGGTATCGCAGATCCCCGGCAGCAATGTCAAAGCGCCCCCACCCAATCGGCCGCTTGACCAAGCAGAGCTCAACATCAAGTCCGTAGCGGCAAGTCTGAATCCGCTGATGATGATGAAGACCATGCGGGACGTGGTGAACACGGCCATCATTAACCCGCTACTTACGCCTGCAAGCATCGCAGTAGAGGGATTACAAGGCAACAAGATCACGGGCTCCGCGTTGGCCCAGCGCCCAGTCACACCCGTAGGTCAGATGTTTGAGGAAAGCTTAGGCAAGGCGATGGATGTGGCCAAGGTGCCGCACATGGGGTTGTTGGCACGCCCTGCCGGCAGGCGCCCAGTGGTAACCCCTAACGACGTACGCGTTATGGGCGCTGAAGCCACGCGAGTGGCTCGAGGGATTAAGGACATTCCCTCCGACTTTGCCAACGCGCAATCTGGCTTTACGCGCATGGACCCGGTCACCAACCAGCCTACGTACGGCGCCAAGCTACAGGGCGTGGCTGACAGCATTGGCGACTTGGCGCAATCCCGTAGAGACGCAGGCTTAAGTCCCGTACCCGGCGTGCCTGGCGTCCTTACGCCTGAGACACGCACATACGCCGTGCGGCCCTCAGGCTCGACCATTGCAACGCCGCAGTATCCAGCGACAACGCGTGCAGAAGAAATGCCACGAAATTCGACTCCGCGTAGAATGATAAACGACGTCGTTAACGAGTATTACCCGACATTGCAGCCTGGCGATTTGATGCAGCAATGGGACGCAAGACGCATTGACGCCAACGCAGACGCCACGCCTTTTAGGCAATACGCAGCTGCGCGTGCTATGGAGTTATACCCAGACGCGCCATATGGTGATGCCGCATTGGAAGCTGTTAGGGCTCGCTACAGTAATAGTGAAGACTTTAATGCAGTGGAGTTGGGGTGGCTAAATGACTTCATGCAGACGCCTGAAGGCCAAGCATCTGATCTTAGTCGTGTGCCACCCCCTGCTGAGCTACAGGCACGTCATGAAGCAGCAGCACAGTGGCTGCATGGCCCATTGATGAACTACATGCGTAAGCATGTTGGCTCTGTGGGTGACCCCTTGGTTAAGCTCGCTTCGCAAGGCATTACGTACATTCCGCCTGATCGCTTGCAAGAGACTGCGGACTACGAGATCAACCGCGTTGACCTTGTAAAACGCCGCGACATGTCTAACTTGCCTGCTGAAGGCATGATGCAACCGGCACTGAACGCTAAGCAAGCAGAGCTTACGCAGGCACAGGAAGCGTTGCAAGCTTTGCAGCAACAGCGTGAAGGCTACCGTGATATTGCTTTGCAGCAAGGTTTGGAGGATCCCGCGCAATTGCCTGAGTATGCACGAACTACGCGCCCAATTGCACAGGCAACAGCAGCTGTCACTAAGCTTCAAGAAGAGTATGACAACCTTAAGGTTGGTGCGCTGTACGAAGACGTGTCCGATTGGGCAGTAACACCTAAGACGCGTGAAAGTGTGCTAAGTGACATGGACTACTCAAAGCAGCAGTTCTACCCTTCTGTTACACGGGCACGCCCAGACGACATCATCTACAACATGGGCAGTCAAAACAGGCTGCGAGACATTGGGTTGCAGGACATTGCCCGTGACTTCTACAACGACGTCATGTCAGGTAAGATCCCTGTTGCGCAAGTCTCAAAGCTGTCAGTTGATAAGTACGTACGTGACAAAGCAATACCGCGTATTGCTAAAGAGAAAGAAGCAGCAAAGAAGCAACTCACGTTTAAGACAGACGCAGAAACCGCGATGCGCAACACCATGTTGCAAAATACGACGCGTGGAGATTACTTTGGCAACACCGCCGTGATTGAGCTTTCACAAGAACGTGGCCTGGATGCAGCACAAGTTACGCGTATCCTTAGTGAGCCTACTACAGTGCTGGATCACTGCATTGGTCAAGGCGGCAGCGCAGGCAGAGATGTAAAGAACCCATGGAGCCCAGGCAGCACTCGCACGTATTTGCCTATTTACAACGTCGCCACTGGTGAGCTTAATGACATGGTAGGTCGTCAAGTTAGCGGCTACGCTGATCGCGTTGTTGTTGGTGACCAAAAAATCGCAGACATCCGCGACGGTAATACAGGGTTGCCCGTAGCCACGCTTGAGTTTAACAAGTCGTCATACGGCCCCGGCGCGCCACTCTACAACATAGGCTACGTGTCAGGCTTTAAGAATGGTGATGTGGATCCTAAGTATCATGAAGGCGTGATTGCGTACTTGAATAGCCGCGCAGACGAGATTCGCAGTGCTGGTGACAACCTTGAGCATATTGGCGCAATTGACATAAAGAACTCGTCAGCACGTGAGCTTGCCAATTTCACAGGCAAGTACAAAGATGATGTGGCAGCTGCGGACTTATCGCAGCTTCCACGCTTTGCGACCAGAGAGCAAATACGCGCTGTAATTGAAGCACCGCCACCTGTCGCAGCCCCTGCAGCAAGCACTGAGCTAAGTCTTGCGCATGATCGCAATCTCGAAACGATACTTACAAATACCCGTACAAGCATCGAGTCTGCGATAAACAACGCTGCTGATTCCGCAGCAAACGCGCACAATGAGCGCGTAGGCGACGCTGTGCGCGGTGTTTTACGCGGGCGTATAGCAGAATTCTTAGATGGCAGACGCGCTGAAGAAATACCTGCTGCACTACGCAGTTTGCAAACCGCAATCATGGATGATGAGTTTCAATTCTCAAACTCCACCAGCACGTTTAACAACAGCATTTCCGACGGGATCATTGAGTTCATCACTGACTTAGAAGGCGTCATTGACTACCATGATCGCCGTTTGCGTGAAGTTGTGCCGCTGCCGGCACCAGCTCCGGTTCCTGCACCTGCAGTTGTGTCAATGGCTTTGCAAGACATCGTTCGCAACGGCCTTGACGCGAATGATTACGCAACAGTCTACAACATACCGCTTGACACTGTTGAAGAAATGCTGGCACGTTTGCGTGACCCCGACATGACAATGGTCAACTTAACAGCTATGCGTGATAACGCGTTGCAGCGTGCACGAGGCACCTTCTTTGCGGGTCTTACTAATGCGCAGGCTGAGAACGCAGCACAACTGCTGACCGTCATTATTGGTGACACTGAACGCGCGGCGCAACAAGCCCCTGCTAACAACTTCAACTTTGCCAACCTGTTTGAGCCTGACATGCAGCATGGCGCTAACTTGCCTGCGCCTGCGCCTGCACCAGCGCCTGCACCTGCAACAATACCTGCCATTGACTACACGGGTATGCGTGATAGCATCATTGATGACCTTGCGCGAAGCGAAGGCGTTCACCTTGCTGAGCGTGTAGAAACTATTGCAGCACGCACTGCCGAGGTCATTAACCCTCGACTTGACCCAGGCGGCTTTGCCACAGCTTTGCGCGACGCTGCCAACAATCAGCTTTCTGAGCTTGTAGAACGCGCACTGTATGACTTGGCTGATCAGCTTGAAACAGCGCAATCTCGACAAGTTGCAGCCGAGCTCCTTGAACTGGGGCGCAATCGCGATGGCACGCTTAATCTCCCAGACCTTATGAACACGGCTACCGTGTTGGAGATGGGACAATTTGATCACCCCGCCTACCGTGATATTCCGCCTGGCCCTGTACGTGCAGAGGCTATGCGTGGAGTGCTGGATAACTTTAACAACATGGTTGTGGCCGCGCAACGTGCGCAGCAGCCTGCCCAAGCACCTGCCCCCGCGCCTGCAAACATAGCGCGTAGAGACCCTATACCCACAGTAGTTCAGCTATCGACTATGAATCAAGTAGGCGCAGTACTGAATCTTGATCAAGTAAATGATATGCAAAACCTTGCAGATCAGCTTACTGATGTCAATGACCGTGAAGACCTGCCTCGCATTGTGGACTTGATACGCAATCACCTTATGGGTGAATGGGAAAACTTTAACCACGCACAACGTGAATTGCTGGCTCGTAGAGTTGATGAGCACTATAACAATGCACCACCTGCTGTTGCACTTTCTACGCAAATGCAAGAAGCTGCCAATGACGCCGCTACGCAGTTCATGGACGCTGTAGAGGACATGGATGATAGCGTTGACGCTGATAGAGAGATTGCCCGCGCACTTGAAGAGCTGCGCAATGGTGAGGATGAGATTTATGGGTTGTGGATGCCGGATGAGGGTGAGACTATGTCTGCCGCGTTGCGCGAGTATTTCATTCAGCGGCTAGAGTCTGCGCGACGTGAGCTTGGTGGCGGTGCGCCTGAAGGCTACCAGTCCGGCGGTTCTGTTAAAAAGAAGCCTGAAGTTAAGACCCCGTGGCTATTTAGTGTTCCGACTTACTCGGAGACTGTGGCCTATGAGATGTACCCAGGTCAGAAGGGGCAAGACGATCAGCGTGACGCAGCACGACATATGCTGGCAGCTGGTACCCTTACACGTAAGTACGGGCCTGGCACTGCGGAGTTCTTAGGCAAAGCGCATGAGGTGGCCACTTCACCCGTGCAAGCCGTTAAGTCGCTGTTCGGAGGCAAGATGCCTCGAGACTACGACATGGACATGCACAATAACACCATGGGCATGCAACTTGGCCAACGTGCTAAGACTCAAGCCGAGTTGGAAGCATTGGTTCAAATGGAAGCCGAGCGGGCTTCACGTACACAAATACCAGGTCGAGCCTTTATAAACAAGGCACACGGTGGTATAGTCAAGCAAAATCCGAGCGTAGAGCAAATGCGATTTGAAATTATGATGCGGGGTAAATAATGGCAACCGAGTTTCCAATTCCTCAAGATGCGGGTCGCTTTATAGACCCGATCGAAGACGAAGCGCAGTCTGACGAAGAGGACAACCCCTCAATATTCGAGATCTTTGATGACACAGGCCCATCGGATGTTGAGGAACTTCCCGATGGCTCGGCCATTGTTCGACTTGACGACAAGATCTTAGGCCCCGATGAGTCGCCTGACTTTTACGAGAACTTAGCCGACTCGTTAAACATCTCAGACCTTGGCAACATTGCCATTAAGTACCTGGACCTCATTGAGAAAGACAAAGAAGCTCGTGAAGAACGTGATAAGCAATATGAAGAAGGCTTAAAGCGTACAGGCTTGGGCAATGACGCGCCTGGCGGAGCTCAGTTTACCGGCGCTTCCAAGGTTGTGCACCCAGTCATGGCCGAGGCTTGTGTTGACTTCTCAGCCCGCGCCATTAAAGAACTATTCCCAGTTGATGGGCCAGTCAAAACCAAGATCATCGGTGAGGTTACCGATGAGAAAGTCATACGTGCCGAGCGCAAACGTGACTACATGAACTGGCAATTGACCGAGCAGATTGAAGAATACCGCGACGAGCTTGAGCAGTTGCTAACACAGCAACCTTTGGGCGGTTCGCAGTATCTGAAGATGTGGTACGACGACCAAAAGCGTCGCCCCTGCGCTGAGTTTGTGCCTATTGACAACGTGTATTTGCCTTTTGCTGCGGCAAACTTCTACACTGCCAGCCGCGTGACTGAGGTCAATGACATCACGCAGGAAGAATTCGAGCTTCGTGTATCGCGAAAACTCTATTGCGACGTAGAGATCTATCGCACAAGCATGGAGCCTGAAGAATCCAAGCCTCAAAAAGCCAACAATAAGATCGAAGGCAAGTCCCCACAGGCAGATAACATTGACGGTGTGCGCCGTGTGTACCACATCTACACTTGGCTTGAGCTGGAAGATGATAGGTTCTCCAGTGGTGAGCGGGCGCCTTACATCTTGATGATTGATGAGACTACACGAGATGTTGTAGGCCTGTATCGTAACTGGGAAGATGGCGATGAGTCCATGGCCAAGCTTGACTGGCTGGTGGAGTTTAAGTTCATTCCATGGCGTGGTGCATATGCCATTGGCTTGCCGCATCTCATTGGTGGATTGTCTGCAGCATTGACCGGCACGCTTCGTGCTTTGCTGGACTCCGCGCATATCAACAACGCGCCAACCATGCTGAAGCTGAAAGGCGCCAAGATTTCTGGCCAGTCTGTCAGCATTGAGCCTACGCAGGTCTCGGAGATTGAAGGCGCACCTGGTGTGGATGACATTCGTAAGATTGCCATGCCTGTGCCATTCAATCCACCATCGCAGGTGTTGTTCCAGTTGCTGGGTTGGGTTACCTCTGCAGCCAAGGGTGTGGTCACCACCGCCGAGGAAAAGATCGCAGACATCAATTCCAACGCGCCTGTAGGTACTACACAGGCTTTGATTGAGCAAGGCGCTGCGGTCTTCTCAGCCATCCACGCGCGTATCCATAATAGCCAAGCTCGAGTTCTTAAGATTCTCAACCGCTTGAATCGCTGGTACTTTGATGAGCAGCGCATGGGTGAGATGGTTAGAGACCTGGGCGTTGAAAAAGATGACTTCAACCGCGAGTCTGATATCATACCGGTGTCTGACCCGCACATCTTTGCTGAGACGCAGCGGTACGCGCAGATTCAAGCTTTGGCAGCACGTGCCCAGGCTAACCCTGACTTGTACAACCGCTTGGCCGTTGAGAAGCGTATCCTTAAGCAGCTCAAGTTGCCTGACATTAACGAAGTTCTGCCTGATCCGGCCAACGTTAAAGAGATGAACCCGGCGTTGGAAAACGTAGCCATGACGCTTGGCAAGCCAGTAGGCGCATTCCCACAACAGGATCATTTGGCGCATATTCAAATGCACCTCAGCTACTTGCAAGACCCGTTGTATGGTGCTAATCCCATCATGGCCAAGATGTTCATACCTAACTGCCTTGAGCACTTGAAGCAGCACTTGGCTTTGTGGTACTTGAACCAGGTTGATAGCTATGCAAGCGTTGCCTTACAGCGACCTTTCAACGTTATGAAAGAGCAATCACTGCCAGGGCAAGCAGACCAGCTGCTGGCAGCTGTTGGTCAGCACGTTCACCAAGACACGCAAGCGCAGCTTGGCCCCATTGGTGAAGTCATTAAGCAAGCAATGGCCGCTATTCAGCAATTGTCTGGTAGCCCACCCATGGATCCTGCAACTCAAGCCTTTGTGCAGACAAGCATGGCCGAGACGCAACGCCGCGCCGCCAAGGATCAGGCTGAAATCCAGATCAAAACCGTTGAGCTGCAGCAGGACAATCAGGAGTTCATGCTTGGCAAGCAGATTGAGATGGCCAAGAACACTGAGAATAACCTTACGCAGGAAAGAATTAAGTCGGCTGAGCTGACTAAAGATGCTGCGAGCCTGCAGCATGAGCAGTTCAAAACTGCTATTGACGCGCAAAATGCGATTCAGGCAACTCTGAGTCAGCAAATGCAACAACCTACCTTAGGAGCACCTGATGTCTGAAATGATTAACATGCACAAGCAACTTGCAATGGGCAAGTCGCCTACAGTTGAGGCACCTGGTAAGGGCTCAATGCCAAAATATGCCAAAGGCGGCAAAGTCAAAAGCGGCAAAATGCCGGGCTTGATGATCGCCATGGCAGTCCCCGTGAAGAAACCTGCAGGTCGTGGCCGCTAATCAGCGATGTCATTGCTTGCAGATTTCATTGGCCGCATAAAAACTGAGCAAGCCAAGATCGCAAGTAGCCTAACACAAGGCTACGTTGCTGATTTTGACTCCTATCAGCGTTTAGTCGGCCGTCACCTAGGCTTGGAAGAAGCCTTGTCCATCCTTAACCAACTTTTAGAAGAGGAAAAAAATGTCGAATGACATTGAACAGACGCTTGAAGAAGCGTTTCCTACCGTAGACCCATTGATGGCGCCATATGGTGCACGTGTGCTTGTGCAACTTCGTGCTGTCAAGGAAAAAGTCTCATCCGCGGGTATCTTTATTCCGCAAGAGACTAAAGAAACCGAAAAGTGGAACACCATGGTCGGCAAAGTTATTGCCATTGGACCTTTGGCCTTTCGCAAACGCGAGTCTATGGAACCCTGGCCTGAAGGCTCATGGGCGCAAGTAGGCGAGTTTGTGCGAGTGCCTAAGTGGGGTGGTGATCGTTGGGAGATTGACTTTAAAGATGAAAAAGGCGCAGAAGGTAAGTGCCTCTTTACGTTTTTCAACGACCACGAGCTGATCGGCAAAGTTACGGGTGACCCTCGTGACATTAAAGCATTCATCTAAGTTTTGAAAGGAAACTGACATGACGCCTACAGATAAGTTGGAGTTGCAAGTTGCAGAGGAGTCTGATGGCTCCGCTGTTGTGCAACTGCCTAGCAATGAAAATAACCCACAAGAGTCAGCGGAAGACCGCGATACCGATGCACTAGATGATGACGAGGGCCCCGGTGACGACAGTGGTGAAGGTGCTACCACGGATGATCCGGAAAGAGAAGCCATTAGGGCTGCTCGTCGTGAGGAGCGTAAGCTTAAAAAGCAACTCCACCGCGAAAAGGCACGTGAATCTAATCATTTGATCACTGCGCTGCGTAAGCAGAACCAAGAACTTGCAGGTCGTGTTGCAAGTCTTGAAACCAAGACGTCTGGCGCAGAAATGGCGCGTCTTGACAAGGCGATTGATGACGCGGCCACCCGCGTTGAATACGCCAAGATGAAAATGCAAGAAGCTGTGAACTCGCGTGACGGCGCTGAGGTTACAAAGTCCCAACAGCTGTGGTATGACAACCAGCGGCAGTTGGAGTCGTTGCAAGCTATGCGAAATAACGCAAACAAGCAGCTTTCACAGCCTAAGCAAAACATCAATGTGCCCGATCCGGCTGTTCAGCGTAATGCTGCTGACTGGATGTCACGTAATTCGTGGTATGACCCACAAATGAAAGACGTTGACTCAAAAGTGGCACATTCTATTGACGTTGCGTTGACTGAGGAAGGCTACGACCCGTCTTCTCCTGACTATTGGGATGAGCTCGATGATCGCATGCAAAAATACCTTCCACATCGCGTAAATTCAGGTTATAGTACAGGTACGAGAAACTCTAGACCGAGATCTGTTGTGTCAAGTTCAGGCCGCGAATCAGTAGCAAGTACCAAAGCAAACGAATTCCGTTTAACTCCACAGCGCGTTGCCGCGATTAAAGAGGCAGGCATGTGGGATAACACGGACCTTCGCAACAAAATGATTCGTAAATACGCCGAGTTCGATCGGCAACAGAAAAGAGGTTAATCATGGATGATCGTATCAAAAAGAATACTCGCGAAGGCCGTGAAAGCCGTGCAGCAGAAGATGCTTCACGCGCAGCGCCTGAGCAAAGTTTTGTTTCAACCCAGGAACGTCGTAGGATGTTCCGCAGTGAGTGGACGCAAGAGTCGCTCCCTACCCCTCCCGATATTCCGGGATTTCACACCTGTTGGCTCTCAACAACCAATGGATATGACCCTATCCACAAGCGCTTGCGCATGGGTTACCAAGCAGTCACGATCGAAGAGGTCCCAGGCTTTGAAAACTATCGAGTGAAAGCCGGTGAACATGTTGGTTTTATTGCATGCAATGAAATGCTGCTGTACAAGCTCCCCACTGAAGTCTACCAAGACATCATGGCGGAATTGCACCACTATGCGCCTCAGGACGAAGCGGACAAAATCCGCGTTCAAGCTGAGTCACAAATTGGCCGCGATAGCAATGGCAGGCGCCTAGGTTCTGTTGAGGGCGAAGGGATTACAAGTCTCGATCAAGCCAAACCCGTTCCTGTTTTTCAGTAACGGCCTTTAGAACGTTATAGGAGTAAGACAATGTCTTCTACAAATGCTCCGTTCGGCTTGCGTCCCGCGTACCACCCCTCGGGGCTGGATCGCGCAACGGCGCTGGCTGACGGTATCGTCTCTGCCTACAATACGGCAATCCTCAAGGGCCAACCAGTCAAGTATGTGACTGGCGGCGTTATTCAACCCGCTGCCGCTGGAGACGCCTTCGTTGGTGCCTTTGCTGGCGTCGAGTGGACTGACACCACTGGTCGTCGTCGCGTATCGAACTACTGGCCTGCCAACACGGCATACCAGACCGGTTCATGCGTTGCCTATTTCTACGCCGATCCAAACATCGTGTATGAAATTCAGGCTGATGGCTCACTGGCCCAAACCTCAATTGGCGATGAAGCTGATTTGAGCAACGTGACTGCTGGTTCTACGACCACGGGTCTGTCGCAAGCCACTCTGTCAACCACTTTGGTTGGCGCAGGCAACAGCGCCCAAATGCGTATTATCAATATCGCGCCGTACCCCGACAATGCTTGGGGCGATACTTACACAATTGTCCAAGCAACCATCTCCGAATTCCAATTCGCTGGTGCTGCTGGCACAGCAATTTAAGGAGGGAGTGAACCATGGCCGCTCCAATGCGCAGTACCGACTTTCGTAGCATCGTCGAACCTATTCTCAGTGAAGTGTTCGACGGTGTCTACGATCAACGTAAAGATGAATGGTCTCGCGTCTTCCGCGAAGAACAAGGCATCCCACGTAACTACCACGAAGAGCCCGTCCTGTACGGGTTTGGTGCAGCACCGCAGTTGCCTGATGGCAGCCCGGTTACGTACCAACAAGGTGGCGTTCTGTTCCTCAAGCGCTATGTCTATAACGTGTATGGCTTGGCCTTCGCGTTGACAAAAGTGCTGGTGGAAGACGGCGACCACGTGCGTCTGGGTCAAACTTATGCCAAGCACTTGGCACAATCTTTGATCGAAACCAAAGAAACGCTGTCTGCCAACGTTTTGAACCGCGCTTTCAACAGCTCGTATCAAGGCGGCGACGGCGTTCAGTTGAACTCCAACGCGCACCCTATCGTTAACGGCACAACCAGCAACTTGCTGTCTACTGCGGCCAACCTGTCCCAGACTTCTCTGGAACAGATGTTGATCCAGATTCGCCAAGCTGTTGACAACAACGGCAAGAAGATTCGCCTGAACCCCACGCAATTGGTGGTGGCTCCTGGTAACGTCTTCCAAGCTGAAGTGTTGTTGAAGTCCGTTTTGCGTGCAGGCACTGCAAACAACGACATCAACCCTGTGAAGTCTATCGGCCTGCTGGACGAAGGCGCAACAGTGCTGTCTCGTTTGACAAACCCTAACGCATGGTGGGTGCAAACCGACGCTCCAGAAGGTCTGAAGCTCATGATGCGTCGTGCGCTTGAGAAGACCATGGAAGGCGACTTCGAAACCGACTCCATGCGCTATAAGGCAACCGAACGTTACGACGTGGGTTGGACTGACTGGCGTGGCGCTTACGGTACACCCGGCGTCTAAACCCAAGCGGGGGCTTCGGCCCCTGCGCTACAAGGAGAAAAGACAATGGCACAAACCTATATTGGTTCTACCCTGCGCACAGGTTCGGGCTCGTTGACTGACACCACTGACGGCGGTTTCGTTGTTGTGAGTCAGACCACCACCGTGACTACAGTTGCCGCAGGCACCGCTACAAGCGCAACCATCACCATCCCAGCGTCCTCGCAGATCATCGACCTAATCGTCGACGGCACTGTGGTGGCTGTTCCCGGTGCTGGCACTGCAACTACGGTCCCCGTGACCATTGGTACTGCTGCCGCTGGCACCCAGTATCTGTCCGCAACTGACGCCATCGCAGGTGGTCGTATTGCTTTGGCCTTCACTGCTGCTCAAGTGGCTGCGATGGCTGATGTCGGTACAAACCAGAGCGTCGTCATCACGGCCGATCCAAACGGCACCATCTCCACAACACAGGGTGTTTACCGCTTGACAGTGGTTTACGCTCAGAAAGTTTAAGGAGAAACATCATGGGTCAATTCAAACCAATGGTGAAAATGATGACCACTGAGCCGCAAGTTGAGTTGAAGCTCAAAAGCGGCGGCATGGTTTGCAAAGCTGACGGCGGTGCAATGCCTATGCCTATGCCTCGTCCTATGCCTATGTCTGCAAAGCGACCTATGCCTATGCCTGCAAAGCGTGCTATGCCTGCAAAGCGTGCCATGCCTGCGCCTATGATGAAAGAGGGCGGCAAGGCTGACATGGACCAGGATAAGCGTCTTGTCAAAAAAGCTATCAAGCAGCATGATACACAAAAGCATGCAGGTACCAAAGGCACAGCACTGAAATTAAAAACAGGTGGTGTACCTAAGGGCCAAGGCGGCTATAAGACAGGTGGCGTTGTTGATGGCCAAGGTGGCTTCAAAAAAGGCGGTGCTATAAAAAAGTATGCTAAGGGCGGCCTGATTGATACAGGTCGTCCGGAGCAGATGCCACAAGGCAAGAAAAAGCCTTCTCAGCCTGTTGCTATCAATGAGCTTGCAGGAACCTTTAAAAAAGGTGGGGCTGTAACTTGCTGAACATAAGTGGGGGCTTCGGCCCCCGCTTTTATTTGAGGAAAAAAATGAGAGTCCAAACTGTTTCTCGTACCGGCGTAGGCTCAACCGACGCTGTAGTGATCAACACCAATGTCACGCCCGTCAACATTGGGTTTGCGGCTGTCGTTACGGGCACAATCAATTACTCGATCCAGTTCAGCTACGACGATCCAACTGTCGGCTTTACAACTTGGTTCGATGACGTCTCCATCACCAGCAAAACTGGCAACGAAGACGGCTCAATCCTGTTCCCGATCACGGGCATTAAGGCGCTGGTCAACTCTGGAACCGGCATGATCACCCTGAACGTGGTTCAAGCTGGGATTGCATGATGAGAAGCATCATCTCCTCCGTCACGCGCCAAGGTGCCTACGAGCCTTTTGAGCTTCAGGTGTCTCGCGGCCAGATTCAGGGCCACAGAAATGTGACGGTGTTTGGCTTCAACCAAGACGTCGACACCACTCAGGTGTCCGTTTGGCCTTTGCCAAGCCTGATCACCTTTCCTGCCGCCGCGCTCCAGATGACGGTCAGTTCTGCAAGTGCAGATGACACATCGGCTGGTACTGGCGCACGAACAATCGTTGTGCAGGGCTTGGATGCCAACTACAACGAAGTCACCGAGACGGTCACTATGAACGGCCAGACAGCCGTGACGATGACCACATTTATGCTTCGTTTGAACTACGCCTACGTGGTAACCGCAGGCTCTGGAAACGGTGCGGCTGGCGACATCTACATCGGCACTGGTACTGTGACCGCAGGCGTTCCTGCGACCGTGTACGACATCATCAAGTTTGACTACAACACGACAATCACGGGCAGCTACACGGTTCCTGCTGGCTACACCGCATATGTCTCTCAGGGTTTGTTTTCTGCCGGTCAGGCCGGTGGTTCCAATCAGGTGCAGGGCAGATTGCTGACTAGAGGAACCGACAATATCCGTCGCACCGCCGCAGTCACAAGCATCAACAACGGCGTGGCCGACTACACGTTTGAGTACCCGCTGGCTGTTCCAGCAAAGACCACGATTGAGGCAACCGCTGTTGGCAGCTCCAACAACAACGCTGTCTCTTCAATGTTTATCTTGGTTCTGATCAAAGAGGGTCCTTAAATGCCAAGCAAAAGCCCAGCCCAACATCGCTTGATGCAAGCTGCCGCCCATACTAAAGGCGGTTTTGGTGGCGTGCCTCAGAAAGTCGGCAAAGAGTTTGCCAAGGCTGATGAGGGCAAAAACTTTAAAAGTGGGGGGCTATATGAAAACATTCATGCAAAGCGTAAGCGAATTGCTGAAGGCTCTGGTGAAAAAATGCGTCGAGTTGGCAGCAAAGGCGCGCCAACGGCTGCAGACTTTAAGGCAGCGGCAAAAACCGTAAAAATGGCAAAAGGCGGGGACCCTCGTCTTTCCGTGAGCCGTGGGGAAAAGCTACCCACAAGTCAGGGCGCTGGATTGACTCAGAAAGGCCGAGACAAGTTTAACCGCGCAACTGGTAGTAACCTTAAGGCCCCGCAAGCAAAAGGCCCTCGCCATGATAGTTTTTGTGCTAGAATGAGCGGTATGCCAGGGCCTATGAAAGATGAAAAAGGTCAACCTACACGCAAAGCTGCGTCGTTAAAGCGTTGGCATTGCGCAGACGGTGGCGAAATTACAAAGCCTAAAACCAAAGGATGGTAAATGAGCACCAGTGGGACTGTAGGTCAAACAGTTATCTCAGTACAAGATCTGATTGACCATGGCGCGCGTCGCGCAGGTAAATTGGCTGAAGAGTTAACCGTTGAGCAGGTCAAGTCTGCCAAAGACAGCTTATTCTACTTGCTGTCTAACTTGGCAAACCTTGGCATTCAGTACTGGTGCATTGACAAAACAGTCATAGGCTTGACGCCTGATAAATACATTTATGAGTTGCCTGTAGGCACCGTTGATGTACTAAACGCAAACTACCGCACAGTCTTTGACAACACCGCAGGTGGGTACAGCACATCCGGTATTGCAGCTAACGCCTTTGATCAGCAATACACCAACATTTGCCAGTTGACAAGCAATACAGGCGTGATTGGCATCAACAATGGTACAGGCAACGGTGTCTATATGGGAACAGTAGGCATCTTGCCTGCGGTATCAGGCTCTGTAACTATACACATTGAAACGTCTGTAGATGGCGTGTTGTGGACAACGCTGTATAGCCCAGGTGCTACTACATGGGTTGCCGGTACTTGGATCTACTATGATCTAGACCCTTCGGCGACAAACGCGTTTTGGCGCATTAGGCAGTCTTCAGGCATCAACATGGGCGTGTACCAGGTTGTCTTTGGCTCAAATGCTACGGAGATTCCTCTGGCGCGTATGAACCGTGATGACTACACCAACCTGCCGAATAAGAACTTTACTAACAATCGACCATTGCAATATTGGTTTGATCGCACAATTCCACGTCCTGCAATGTATCTTTGGCCCTCGCCTAATACCTACGCGCCACAACTCGTGGTCTGGAGGCACCGGCAAATTCAGGATGTAGGTTCTCTATCAGGCGAGCTGGAAATCCCTCAGCGATGGTATCTGGCCATTCAGAATATGCTTGCGCACCAAATGTCTATGGAACTTCCTATGGTAGATCCAGCTCGTATGGCTTATTGTGAGCAACAAGCCGATAAGTACTGGCAAATGGCTGAGCAGGAAGAAAGAGACAAGAGTCCGATTTACTTTGCACCTAACATTAGTTACTATACAAGGTAACTATGCCACGCACACTCGACACACACGGTAACACGGTTCTTAGCATCGCGGTGTGTGATCGCTGCAAAATGAAGCGTGCATATGTTGACATGGGCCCAGATCCTAATTTTCCAGGCTTACGTGTGTGCAATCAAGGCTGTCGTGATCAATTTGACCCTTATCGTTTGCCAGCACGCCAGCCTGAGAAAATTAGTTTGCGCTTTCCTCGCCCAGATGTTAGCGTTGCTGTCGACCCAAATGGCATTGTTACGTCGTCAGATCAGGATTGGACGCTATCGCCTGAACAAAACACCCAGACGCCGGAAAACAACGGTAATCTGGACAACTTAAGTCCGAGTCCCTAATGGCAAACGTCACCATATCCCAACTACCTCAAGCAGGCCCAATCACTGGGACTGAGCTTGTCCCTGTTGTTCAAAGCGGGGTTACGGTTCAAACCACCGCCTCGGCTTTGGCTGGGTCGCCTGTGCAGACGCAAACCTTTCTGACAAAAAACCAAGAGCCAACGCTGAACAACAGCCGATACCTGTCCACAGGGACCGGTTTGGGCTTGGTTGATGGCGGTGCCCAGAGTTTCTACAGAATCACGCTTAACGGCGTTTCTGGCACGCTGGAGAGCATGGGCAACGGCTTTGGCGTGAAGATCAGCGGGACAATGACGCCTCGCTCGATCACTTATTCCGGTGCTGGAATAGATGTCGCCAACGGAGACGGCCAATCAGGAAACCCAACCATCTCCCTGACCGGCACCGTGGCCTCCCTTGCCGGTAATGGCGGCACGGGCTTCTTGGCGTTGCCGGGTAACGGATCTGTGTCTGGCCGCACCCTGACCGCAACTGCAAACCAGATTGACATCACCAACCCCAACGGAATTGCCGCAAGCCCTGTTTTCAGCATCTCAGACAACGCCGTGTTGCCGGGTGTTGAGGGTGTTACCGTTCCCAACGGAACTACCGCAGAGCGCCCTTCATCGCCCAATAGCGGAGAGATCCGGTACAACACCACCACAAGCCGCCTTGAGGGCTATACGACCAACTGGCAGACATTCGGCTCTGGTGACGGCACTGTCTCCAGTGTTTCGGGTGTTGCGAATCAAATCACTGTATCCAACGGGACAACAACGCCTCTTGTTGGCTTGGCCGACAACACGGTAATTCCCGGTGTTGCCTCCGTCAAGGTTCCTGCTGGCTCATCCGTAGATCGTCCAATTTCTTCGGTAAACGGGATGATCCGTTACAACACGGACCTTGCGTTGTTTGAGGGTTACATCAGCGGGTCGTGGACTGTTTTTGCTTCAGGGGCAACAGGCGTTGTCTCTATCGCAACCGGAACAGGTTTGACCGGTGGCCCGATCACATCAACCGGAACTATCTCGATTGCCAACACGGCAGTGACCGCTGGCTCATACGGCGGTGCTGCCAAGACCCTGTCTGCCACTGTAAACGCGCAAGGTCAGTTGACAGCTCTGTCTGAAGCCAACATTGCGATTGCCAACACCCAAGTCTCTGGCCTTGGCACAATGTCCACTCAGGACGCAAGCAGCGTGGCAATTACGGGCGGCTCGATTACTGGCGCAACTATTGACAACACTGTCATCGGCGCAACCACTCCGGCTGCGGGTACTTTCACAAGCGCAACCCTTACCACGGGAACAATTTCCACCACGCCAGCCAACTCGACAGACATTGTCAACAAGAGTTATGTGGACACGCTTGTGGCAAGTGGAATTCATTTCCACACACCTGTTCGCGTCGAGTCCCCGACAGCTCTGAACGCCACCTACAACAACGGCACAGCCGGTGTGGGCGCGACTCTGACCAACGCCGGGACACAAGCGGCTTTGGTCATTGATGGCGTGACCGTCAGCGTGGCTGATCGGGTTTTGATCTACACACAGTCCAACCAGACGCAGAACGGCATCTACGTTGTCAGCGATACAGGCTCCGGCTCCACAAACTGGGTGTTGACTCGCTCCAGTGACGCCAACACCTACGTCATCAACAGCGCAAACGGCCTGAGCGAAGGCTCCACGGTTTTTGTCCAAGAGGGTGCAACAGGCGCTGGCGAGACCTACACCTGCAACACTTCTGGCGTCATCACGTTTGGCACGACAAACATCTCGTTTGTCCAGATCTCGGCGGCTCAGATTTACAGCGCAGGAACGGGCCTGACGCTCTCGGGAACTCAGTTCAGCATCACCAACACCGCTGTAACCTCTGGATCTTATGGTTCAGCAAGTGCTGTTGGCACATTCTCTGTCAATGCACAGGGCCAGTTGACTGCTGCTGCAAGCACCACCATTGCCATCGCCAACACTCAGGTGAGTGGTCTTGGCACCATGTCGACGCAAAACGCCAACAACGTGGCAATCACTGGCGGCGCGATTGACGGTGCGACTGTGGGTTCCACAACTGCCGCAGCAGTACGAGGCACGACAGTTACGGCAACAACGCAGTTTGACGGCCCCGGAACAGGATTGACCGGAACTGCCGCAGGTCTGTCGATTGGCGGGAATGCCGCAACAGCCACAAGCGCGACTACGGCAACCACGGCCACCAATGCGACCAACGTAACAACCACGGCCACAGGCACAAACGCCGATTTTTTCATTCCATTTGTTGCGGCATCCACATCCGGTGATCAAGCACTTGGAGTTGACGCCGGTATTACTTACAATCCATTCAACAATGCGCTGACCGCAAGCATCAACGGGGGTACTTTTTAATGGCTGCTTCAGGCTTTACACCAATCCAACTCTACCGCACAGCCACTGCGGCGGCAGTTCCAGTAAACACCAACTTGGCTGATGGCGAACTTGCCATCAATACGACCGACGAGAAGCTGTACTTTAAGAACGCTGCTGGCACTGTTAAGCTGTTGGCTGCGAACGTCACTCCTGTGGCTAACGGCGGTACTGGATCGGCAACACTGACAGCCAACAACGTCCTTTTGGGTAACGGCACCTCTGCTTTGCAGGTGGTTGCTCCCGGCACCACGGGTAACGTCCTGACATCCGACGGAACAACTTGGGGTTCAGCCGCTCTCCCTGCTGGTGGCTTGACCTACATCTACACCACAACCCCTGTTACAGCCACTGACAAGCAGGGCGTCTTGGCCGACACATCCGGCGGCGCTTTTACCGTCACGCTCCCTGCAACTCCTTCAACAGGCGCTCAAGTGGTGGTCGCTGACGCTGGTAGCTCGTGGGGCACAAACAACCTGACGGTAGCCCGTAACGGCTCTACGATCAACGGCACGGCTGAAAACCTTGTGTGCGACATTTCTGGCGTCAGCGTTCAGTTTGTCTACGACGGTACAACTTGGGAAGTTTACGCACAGATTGGCGGCAACGGCGGCACTGCGGTTACGTTGACAGGCACACAGACCCTGACCAACAAAACCCTGACATCACCGATCATCACGCAGAATGTGCAGGTGATCGGTACCAACACCACAGCGGTGGCCTCGCGCACTTATGTGTTTACGGCTACATTAACACTGACCCTTCCAGCATCTCCATCGGCAGGCGACTGGGTGGCTTTCAGTAACCGCAGTGGAGTCCTGACACCTGTGATTGGCCGCAACGGGCAAAATATTATGGGCTTGGCCGAAGACATGACTGTTGATAGTTTGAACGCGGGGATAACCATGACTTTTGCCGATGCCACCCGTGGATGGGTGCTTGCGCCGTGACCACCACATACAACTTTGAAGGTTGGCTGACTGGCGAACGGCTGGCCCCGGCGCACAACGTGGAGCATGCGCGAGATGGCTTCCTGCACTGCGTTGACACCACAGACCAGCCCTGTGTGCTGGTGCTGCCTGCGAAGCCGCATGACGGCTTTAAGATCATTGTGCAGGACAAGTTTTCAAGCTGGGAAGCCAGCCCTCTGGTGATTCACCGCAACGGCAATAAGATCATGGGACTTAAAGAGCACCTGACATGTGACCTGAAGAACCAAGTGTTTGCGTTGGTTTACGTTGCCGCTTTGCAGGACTGGGTTGTGACGCTGGATTTGAAAATCAATAAGTCAAGAAAGGACTAATGATATGAGTACGTTATCGCAATTTGCGCCGTTTGCTGGTGGAGGGCTAAAAAGCTATCAAACAGGATATGTAAATTCAGCTTCATTAACAACTGGCACAGGAGAAGACCTTCGTTATTTAGATGTGACTGTCAGTAGCGTAGATACCGCAAAAACCATGTGTTCATTTGCTGGTAGTGGCACCTCTTCCGTATCTAGAGCAATGCTTTATTTTAATACTGGCACTGAAGCACAAACAATAATTTCGCCAAGAATGACAAGCAGCACTAACCTTCGCCTTGCTAACACATTTAACAACCCGCCATCCACCGCTATGGTGGGTCGCTGGCAAATTGCAGAAGCAAACTAAGGAATAGCCATGAACTTCTATTACGCACAAATCGACGCCAACAACATATGCGGAGGCGTTTCTCAGCTCAGCGGCCTTGTTGATGCGTCCAACATGATTGCCATCACGCAAGAACAGTACGAATCTAGCTCCGTGGTGGGTCAGCAATACAACGCTTCTACACAGACATGGGTGGTCGTCCCCCCTGCGCCAGAGCCAGACACATGGATCATCACTCGCAACGCATTTCAAAACCGCTTCCCCATGACGGCCAACGGCGTGTCCACCAAGTATGACTTGATGACGCTGTTCCTGACCGACACAGCATACGCTGAGTCGCTGGGTGTGACTGGCTCTGCAATTTACGATTTGCGCTCAATCATCATCACGGGCAACAACCGTCTGGGTGTGGTGACCAACGTGAACCTGCAAGCGCAAGAGACGATCAACTATGTGAACATGACCACAAACGTCTTGTTCCCTGATGTGTTCCGTCTGACAGCAGCCGAGGCCAATACACTGTTGACCACGCCTGCGGCACCCAACGAAATCCCATAAGGAGCCGCCATGGCAACCCTCTCAGACATCATCACCCCGAGCAATGTCCTCACTGCCACAAACACGCAGACGGTCACAAACAAGACGCTGACAGCCCCCGTGTTGACGGCTCCAGTGCTGGGCACGCCAGCCTCTGGAACTTTGAGCAACTGTACGGTCGACGGTACAAACTCTGTCGGTTATCTGAATATCCCTCAGAACAGCCAGAGCGCGGCATACACGCTGGTTGCCGCTGATGCTGGTAAGCACATCCTGCACCCGTCAACAGACGCCAATGCTCGTACCTTCACGATCCCGGCCAACAGCAGCGTGCCTTATGTGGTTGGCACGGCCATCACGTTTGTGAACATGACGAGCCAAGTGGTGACGATTGCCATCACCTCTGACACGTTGACGCTTTCCCCTGCTGGCACATCTGGCTCACGCAGCTTGGCTCAGTACGGCTCTGCCACGGCGCTGAAGATCGGTGCTACGCAGTGGCTCATCTCTGGGAGTGGCCTGACATGAGTGGCGCACTTCAGGCTGTAATGCAGAACCAGCGGTCTTTCATCCCGCCAACGTATGACGTTGAATACCTTGTCGTTGCTGGCGGTGGTGGCTCCCGTGCTGGCGGTGGCGGTGCCGGTGGATATAGATCAGGAACAGGATTTACCGTATCGACCGGCACTGGTTATACAGCCACAGTTGGGTCTGGTGGTGCTGGGGGATCTAGTGGTAGTAATGGCAGCAATTCTGTCTTTTCTACCATTACATCAACTGGAGGCGGCGTAGGCGGCGACAGCGGCCGAAATGCGGCATCTGGCGGGTCTGGTGGCGGTGGATACTTCACCGCGCCAAGCTCCTATCACTATGGAGGATCAGGCACATCAGGTCAAGGAAATGCAGGCGGTAATGGCGGTAATTACGCTGGCGGCGGTGGCGGCGGCGCGTCCGCTGCTGGCCAAAGTTCATATCTTGGTGGGTATGGCGGTAATGGCGGTAATGGCTCCACATGGAGCAACGGATCTGCCTATGCTGGCGGCGGCGGAGGGTACGCGGAGGGCGGTTTGCCTTATGGCAACGGCGGCGCTGGCGGAGGTGGTGGGGCCAGTACTCCCGGCGCTGCTAATACTGGCGGTGGCGCTGGTTCATACAACCAATCTGGCGGTTCCGGTATTGTGATCATCCGCTACGCAGGTTCTCAACGAGGCACTGGCGGAACAGTCACTTCCAGCGGCGGCTACACCTATCACACCTTCACATCTTCTGGGACGTTCACAGCATGAGTCAATTCGCCCAAATCGACGAGAACAACATTGTCCAGCGCGTGCTGGTCATTGACCAAGCCGAGATCGACACAGGTGTTTGGGGTGCCCCGACCAGCTTTGTGCAGACCAGCTACAACACACGGGGCGGTATCTACTACATCCCCAACACCAACACGCCTGACCCAGACCAGTCCAAAGCCTTCCGCAAGAACTTTGCTGGTATTGGCTACACATGGTTGCCTGATGGCCCAGAGGGCCCGGGTTTTACCCCTCCACAACCATACCCGTCATGGAACATGAACAGCTTTTCATACCTGTGGGAAGCGCCCGTGCCAATGCCTGTGCCAAACAGCCCTCCGTTTTACGTTTGGGATGAAGCAACCTTGTCTTGGGTGCTTGAAGACCCACAACCATAGGAGCAACCATGAGAATCTTCGCCATCCTATGCGCACTGGCCCTGACCGGCTGTGCCCACGAATACGCAGCCTACGCCGAAGCCCACAAGGCTCAAGCCGCAGCTCAGACAGCCCGTTACCAAGCTCTGGCCGACATCGCCAAGCAGGGTGACACAACTGCCAAGGTTGCTGCGGTCATGTCCTTGCAGATGGGTGGTGGTCAGCAGAACACGCAGATCAATGCTCCAAAGTCTTGGGCTGACTATGCTTTGCAATGGACGGGTTTGTTGCTGCCTACAGTCGGTCAGATTTACACGGTCAACAAACAGACCAGCTTGGGCATGCGCCAGTCTGACAACGCCACTGCTGTGGCCGTCAGCACCAATAACGCCTTCCTTGGCATGGCCTCTCAGATTCAAGCACCAGCAGCTAACGTGACAACCATCGGTGGCAATGGTGTAATTGGCGCAGGTTCATACTCGATTGGAGCGAACAGTGGGTCAAACTCTGGCAACTCTGGTCGCCTTGCTGGTGGCAGTATTACTGACAATACGGCTACTCCAACCGTGGTGACCAACACCAACACCACAACAACGACAACCACTGGACCATAAGGTAGAGCAGTATGACTACGATTGACGCAACAGAGGCCCGGTTGTCAACGCATGAAGCCGTTTGCGCCCAGCGTTACGAGAAGATCAACGACTCTCTTGACGCTGGCGAAAAGCGCATGACCAAGATTGAGTATTTGCTTTATGCGGTAATCGCTGCCGTGTTGCTTGGCCCCGGTGTTGCTGCTGAGATGGTGAAGAAGTTGTTCGGACTCTGACCATGAAAGACTGGGCCGTCGCATTCATTGCAGCGGTTCTTTTTGTTGGGATGGTGGTGTGGTGCGCCAAAGTTTTTATTGAGGTGTTTTATGGTTGACCTTACTAAGGCGATTGGGGCTGTTGCCGCCAGTGTTGCTGCATTAGGGGGCAGTTACACGTTGGTTGACAAGTTTGGTTGGCTTGATAGGGCAATCCTTGAGTGGTCACCTGCGCATTTCAACATCCCCGCAGCAAAGATTGGCGAACCCATCAATGTAACTGTTGCACGCATCAAGAAGCGCGACGACTGCTCGGTGGAAGCGTTTACACCGTCTGTGCGTGATGCTGCGGGTATGGTGCATGAAGCCACCCCCTCCAACAACAAGTTCACAGGCCCAGCCGGGAATGAAATAGACACCTTTATGTACCAACTAAAGCTTTCAGACAAAGAGCCTGTAGCCCCCGGTAAGGCAACCTTGACTGCCATCATCAAGTACAAGTGCCCCGAAGGTGAACGGGTAGTCACCTACCCTCGGCACGACAATCTTTCTTTCGTATTGGAGAAGTAATGCTTTCACTATTTTCAACTCTTGGGGGTCTGCTGATCTCCGGCCTTCCCAAACTGTTGGACTACTTCCAAAACAAAGCGGATCAGGCCCATGAACTCCGGCTGGCTGCGCTCCAGAACGAGCGTGAACTGGCTATGGCCGCGCAGGGCTTCGCTGCCCAACTGAAGATCGAAGAGGTTCGCACCGACCAAGTAGCGATGGAAACCGATGCCCGGATGACTGAGGCAGCTCTTGAGCATGACGCCAAGGTGCTTGAGAAAGCCAGCAAGTGGGTTGCCAGCTACGTGGGCACTGTGCGCCCCACGGTGACGTACATCTTCGTGTTGGAGCTGGTGGCAATCAACGCCTTTATGGCCGTCTATCTGTGGAACCACCCCGGCCTCATCACGAGCATTGATGATGTGATCCGCTACGCCGATTTGATTTTTAGCGAAGATGAGATGGCGATGCTGGGCGGAATCATTGGCTTCTGGTTTGGTAGCCGCCAGTGGAGCAAGAAGTGAAACTGAGCAAGGCTGGCGCTGATCTGATGCACCGCTACGAAGGGTGCAGGAATAAGCCGTACCTGTGCCCCGCTCACATCTGGACGATTGGCTACGGCCACGTCCTGTACCAAGAGCAGATCAGGCTCCCTATGGTCCGGCCACCGGGCAAGACCAAAGCCGACATCCCCATGATTCGCAGCGAGTACCCATTGAAACCGGAGGACAACCGTGTTTGGACGAAAACGGAGATCGACGAACTATTCCGCGCTGACGTCGCTTCTTTTGAACGTGGTGTTCTTCGACTTGTTCCCGGCGTTGTTGGCCGTCAAGGCTCTTTTGACGCTCTGGTCAGTATATCCTTCAATTTTGGGCTAGGCAACCTCCAGCGCAGCACCATCCGCATGAAGGCCAACCGAAGTGACTGGGACGGTGCAGCCGAGGCTTTCAGGGCTTGGACCAAGGGTGGTGGTAAGGTTCTACCAGGTTTGGTCAAACGCCGAGAGGCAGAGATTGCACTGTTCCTAAGTTAGATGATAAAATGTCGCAAGGTGTTGCGCAAAAGTGACAAAACCTGGCTGTAACTTACAATGTAGGCCGTAAACGAAAGGCATTTGGGATGACAACTGCAAGTGTAATGACCTACGACAGCTTGGTTGAGAATGTCCAGTCTTACCTGGAGCGAACTGACGCGGCCACCCTCGAAAAGATCCCGCTGTTCATTATGTTGGCCGAGCAGACCATCGCTGCCCAGATCAAGTTTCTTGGCAACTTGACGGTGCAAACCAGCACCATGACTTTAAACGCCAATGTGATTGATAAGCCTGCACGCTGGCACAAGACTGTGTCCATAAACGTCACTGTAGCAGGTACACGACAGCCTGTGCTTCTTCGTAAGTATGAGTACCTGCGTGAGTATTGGCCTGACCCTACTGCAACCGGTGTGCCTAAGTTCTACTGCGACTATGACTACACCCACTGGTTGGTTGCACCAACGCCTAGTGATGACTACGTCTTTGAGGTGCTTTACTATGAGCGCCTGCAGCCGCTGGACTCATCCAACCAAACCAATTGGTTTACCATCTATGCCCCACAGGCACTGCTGTATGGCACTTTGCTTCAAGCCATGCCGTTCCTCAAAAATGATGACCGCGTACCACTGTGGCAGGCCATGTACCAGCAGTCGATGGACGTGCTGGTGGCAGAAGACAAACTTCGTGTGGCCGACCGTCAAGCGGTTGCCGTTGACAGCTAAGGATCAACCATGAGTTACAACAGCCCCTTCACCGGAAACGTGATCCAGCCAACGGACGTCTCGTACCGTTCGGTCACCCTTGCTGCCAACACCCAGTTGAATTGGCCGATCAACGGCAACGCCACGGACGATTACGCTGCCCGGATCATGGACGTCACGGCGACCACTGCTGGCCTGTCTCTGTACATGCCCCCGGCCAATCAGACATCGGTGGGCAACGACGCCTTGATCCGCAACGTGGGGGCCAACAGCTTCACCGTCACGACCTTTGGCGGAACCAGCACCATCATCACGATTGCTGCGGGTGAGGCCAAGTACGTCTATATCAAGACCAATGCCAACGAGCAAGGCACTTGGGGCAACATTGCCTTTGGCACTGGAACATCCGCTGCTGACGCTGCAAGCCTTGCTGGCGCTGGTTTAGTGGCCTCTGGCTCGACTCTTAACCAGAGTCACCCGTCCAGCTCCCTGATTGCTGCGTACACCTTCCTGACCTCAGACCGGTCAAGGACTATGGTTTGGTCTGGTGGGGCCACAACCGCTACTCTGCCTCTTGCAAGCACAACTGGCGACAACTGGTTTGTGCTGTTCAAGAACAACGGTACTGGCACAGTCACCATTGGAACCACGAGCAGCCAATTGATTGATGGGGCTGTAGCCAAGGCGTTTGCCCCGGGGGAGTCCGCTTTCATTGTTTCAACGGGCACGCAGTACGTGACTGTTGGCTACGGTGTGAGCACACAGTTTGAGTTTGGCGTCTTGACCAAGCCTGTTGTCTCTGGAACCTACACACTGACGGCCAGCGAAGCGGCCAACACAATCCAGATCTACACCGGCACCCTGTCGGGCAACGTCACCATCATCGTGCCCCCAGTGATCAACCTGTACGTGATCTCAAACCAGTGCGCTGCCGGGGCATATACCCTGACGATCTCTACTGGAGCCGTTGGAGGCAGCACTGCCACAGTTCCTGCCGCCGGTCAGGCCACGCTGATCTGCGATGCCACAAACATCTTAAACGCCAACACCACCCAAGCTGGCGGTACATCTTTTAGCTTGGTGAACGGCTCGGCAGCCTCACCATCGCTGAACTTCGGCTCCGAGGTAAACACCGGTATTTACCGTCCGGGCGCTGGTCGGTTTGGCATATCTGTCCTTGGCAACTTAGTCGTTGACGTAGACGCCAACGGCTTGGATGTTATTGGCACAGGCAACTTCACTGCAGGTATCTCTGGCGGGGCATTCTGATGACAAAAAAAGTATTTGCCCTCGACACCAAGCCCGGCATTCAGCGGGACGGCACTCTCTTTGACAAAGAGGTTTATGTTGATGGCGAATGGACTCGCTTCCAGCGAGGCCGCCCAAGGAAAATTGGCGGATATCGCGAGATTACTTGTGATCTTTCGGGTATTTCTCGTGGCATCTATCTTGAAGCAGCAAACGGCTTTAACCGCATCTTCAATGGCTACAACAACGGACTTCAGACGCTAACAATCAACAACAATGGCGTTGGCGCGGGCATCATTGATTTTGCGTACGCTTCATCCATAGCTACTTTTGGATCTCTTGTGCCTGGGTCTGGTTACACGAATGGAACGTATACCAATATTCCTTTAACAGGTGGCACGGGTAATGGCGCCAAGGCCACAATCACAGTGGCATCAAATGGTGTGTCGGCTGTTGACATCACCACAACTGGCAATGGGTATTTGGTAGGCGACACGCTTTCTGCGGCTGCATCTTCTATTGGTAGTGGTGTTTCAACGTATGGCGCAATTACAGGTGGAGTCTTATACTCAGATGGCTCTTACCTAAGTGTGCCTATGACAGGCGGCACTGGGACCGGCGCCACAGCCAATATCACGGTCTCCGGTGGCGCTGTTACGGGTGTAGTTGCGCAAGACCGCGGTGTTGGGTATGTAGACACCGATACCCTTTCTGCGGCACTTGCAAACATTGGTGGCTTAACCGGGATCATTAGCACCTACGGTCAAATTTTTGGGGGCTCATTGTATGAACCAGGCACCTATACTGACGTGACATTTATTGGCGGGTCTGGGACTGGCGCTGTAGGAACCGTTGAGGTCTTGGACGCTGGTGTGCAGTCTGTGAAGAACATCGTTGGCGGTAGTGGTTACACCAATGGCTCGTTTCCAGACGTTTTGCTGACAGGTGGCGCTGGTACTGGAGCAAAGGCCACTGTCACAGTATCTGGCGGTAACGTGGTGGCCGTTTCAGTGTCTTATGGTGGAAATAACTACGCCGTTAATGACGTACTGTCTTGCAGTGCAGGAAGCATTGGCAGCGGCGCCCTGACCTTTGGTGGTATCACCGGAGGATCGGGCTACACTAACGGAATTTACTCCAATGTGACCCTGACCGGTGGAACAGGGACTGGCGCAAGGGCAACCATTACTGTATCTGGCGGTATTGTGATTGCAGTAGCCTTGACCTACGCCGGGGTGGGTTATACGGCTGCAGATAGTCTGACAACAGCCAACACAAATCTTGGCGGTGCTGGTGCAGGTTTTAACGTTGCTGTCGCCACAGTGGCTACAAGCACAGGCTTTCAGTGCGCTGTAGCCGCCTTGCGTACTGGCTCGGTAGGTGCTGTGACCTTAACCTCTGATGGCTTTGGCTACGCTGTCAACGACGTTTTGTCTGCCTCAAATGAAGACATTGGCGGCGTGAGTGGCATCATTAACTCAACTGGCGGCATTACACCAGGCAACTATTACACCAATTCAACAACAGCGTTCTTCACCGCCTCTATCTCCGGGACTGTGATGACTGTTTCTACTGTGGCTGCTGGAGCGTTGGTTGTAGGCCAAACAGTTTTTGGCACAAACGTTGCCGCGGATACAACCATCACTTCTTTTGGTAGTGGCTCAGGCGGCGTTGGAACGTACAACATCAACAATAGCCAAACTGTTGCCAGCACATCACTTTACACGATAGGTGTGTACCGCGATACGCCATTGACCGGAGGCTCTGGAACCGGCGCAACTGCAAATCTTATTGTTGCAAACGGCATTGTTTCTTCTTTTCAGTTGGTTGAAAAAGGTGTCGGGTACGCAGTAGGCGATAGTCTGAGTGCCACTCTTGCAGGCTCGACAAATGGTATTGCCACAACCTCTGCCATCACTGGTGGCTCCAATTACACCAATGGCACATACACCGACGTGACTTTGACTGGCGGCACAGGGACAGGTGCCAAGGCCACCATTGTTGTTTCAAGCAACGCCGTGAGCACCGTGACCATCACATCAGCTGGCTCGGGGTATACGGTGGCTGACGCAATCAGTGCCGCTGCGGCCACATTGGGCAACGGCATCAACACCTTGACAACAGGCTCTCTGGTTGGTGGCTCGAACTACGGCCCCGGCACCTACACCAACGTCCCCCTGACAGGCGGAACCGGCTCTGGCGCTCAGGCGACCATCACCGTCGGTGTTGGTGGCGACGTGACGGCTGTGACAATGACCTCTCGGGGTGTCGGCTACACCGTTGCTGACTCGATGAGCGCAGCCGCCACAAACCTTGGGGGCTTTACCAATGGTATTGGAACTCTTGGCACGATCACTGCAGGGTCAAACTACACAGACGGGACATTTACAGGTGTTCCCCTGACCGGAGGAACTGGTACTGGTGCAGTGGCAACCATTGTGGTTGCAAGTAATGCAGTCGCCTCGGTCACCGTTACCAGCAAAGGCAATGACTATACTGTAGCAGATTCTTTGTCCTGCAGTGCGTCTATCATTGGGCGAGGCATCCAAACGCTTGGAACAATTACTGGAGGCGCTGGATACACCAATGGCACCTACACCACAGTTAACCTCATTGGCGGCTCTGGAACAGGCGCTCAGGCCACGATTGTGGTCGCTGGCGGGGTGGTTACCACCGTGACCATCACGAGCCGTGGGCGTGGCTTTGTCGTCGGCAACATCATGTCGGCCAACTCCACCTCGATTGGCGGCACTGGATCTGGGTTTGTTGTGCCAGTCTCTGCGGTCTTCGCCAGTACCGGTTTTGCTGTGCCTGTCGCAACGGTGGTCACAAGCTCTGGCTTCTCTATCCCGGTTGGCACTGTGTATGCCAGCGCTGGCTTTACCTTTACGGTGGCAACTCTGGGTAATGCAAGTGGTTTTGCAGTGCCGGTGACGGGTGTCATGTCCAGCAGCGGCTTTGCATTCAGGGTTATTTCGGTTACGCAAAGCGCAGGCTTTTCTGTGGAAGTCGCCACTGTGTTTGCCAGCTCTGGGTTTTCGATTCAAGTCGCATCTGTGGGTTCAAGCTTTACCGCAAGTGATGAGAATCTTTGGCAATTTGACTCTCTGTACAATGTGTTTGGCGAAAGCAATCTGCTTTTGGCGCACCCCGGGCATAACCTAGTTGAGATTGATAGCACGCAAGACACCCCTGTCTTGTACGGCAACGTTTCAGGAAGCTCTGTGGCGCCTCTAAAAGACACAGGTGGCGCAAACCCAACTGGGGACGTCATCTCAGTCAGTGGCGGTGTAGTTTCTTTGCACCCCTACGTTGTTGTTTATGGCGACGCAGGTCTTTTGAAGAACTGCGCCGCCGGCGACCCAACGGACTGGAACTCTCCAGATGCCAACGAGGTCAACGTCGCTACAGGCAAAATTGTTAAGGGCCTACCGGTTCGTGGCGGCTCCAACTCGCCTTCTGGCCTGTTTTGGAGCTTGGACAGTTTGGTACGTATGTCCTACATTGGTGGCGCCGGAACCCCTGCACAATACTGGCGCTACGACATCATCTCCTCGCAGTCGTCTATCCTGTCCTCTCAGTGCGTCATCGAGTACGACGGCATCTACTACTGGATTGGCACGGACCGGTTTTTGCTCTACAACGGTGTGGTCAAAGAAATCCCCAACGGGATGAACCAGAACTGGTTCTTTGACAACTTGAACTACAGCCAGCGCCAAAAAGTTTGGGCAACCAAAGTTCCTCGGTTCGGTGAGATTTGGTGGTACTACCCTCGTGGCGATGCTGAAGAGTGCAATGACGCCATCATCTACAACGTGCGTGAGAACGTCTGGTACGACGCTGGGCAAGTTGATGGTGCCCGTCGGTCTGCCGGTTACTTCTCGCAGGTGTTCCGCTTCCCGATCAACGCCTCTTCGGATGTTGACGCAGTCGGCGGCATCAACGAGCTGTCGATCACCAATGCAGGCTCGGGCTACACCAACGGGTCCTACCTGTTCCAGCCCCTGACTGGGGGCACAGGGTCTGGCGCAACAGCCACCATCACCATCGCCGGGGGCATCGCCACCAGCGTCTTGGTGGACAACAAAGGCCAAGGCTACACCGTGGGCGACGTCCTGACTGCTGCTGTCCCTGGGGGCTCCAACCTTGCGTTTACTGTCAACCAATTGACAGATTTTGTTTGTTTGTGGCAGCATGAGATTGGCACAGATGAAGTCAAAGGCACCGCATCAAATGCTATACGTAGCTCCTTTGAGACAAGCGACCTTGGGTGGGTGGCAGGTGGACCATCACAGCCATCACCTATGGGGGAAAATCGCTGGCTGCATCTTGAGCGCTTGGAGCCTGACTTTATTCAGCAAGGCGAAATGGAGCTGTATGTGACGGGCCGCCCCTATGCTCAGGCTGAAGATAAAACAACTGGCCCCTATCTTTTTGAGCCAGGAACAACTAAAATCGACCTGCGTGAACAACGGCGCGAGCTAAGATTGAAGTTCGTGTCCAACGTTGCCGGAGGGGACTATCAAATGGGTAAGGTTATTGTTAGCGCAGACTTTGGTGATACTCGTGGCTACAACACTTGATGTCCCATCGCCTCTTGTTTATGACCCAAGGCACATGGAGTTTGAGCAGTGGGCTTGCTTGCTTTGTGAGCAATATGCAGCACAGCAACTCGGAATACCTGGCAGTGAAATCGAATGGAAGAGTTGGGCTGTTGGCCTTTTGGCAATTGATGTGTTTACAAATCAAGGCATCCCAAGCCCTTATAACTATGAGAACTGGCAAGATTGGGCTGCTGCCCTATTGAACGTAATGAATGGTGATAACTGATGGCAAACACAAACCCTACCGATGACTGGATGTCAGGCCTGTCCTACGACCCCACCAAAGCGCCTGAGGGTTTTGATTATCAGAACTATCTGAAAATCAACACCGACTTGGGTGCTGCTGGCATTGACACCGAAGAAGAGGCCCTGCGCCATTACCAGAACTTTGGCATAACCGAGAACAGGAACATTGGCGCTTTGCAGGCGGCTCAGACTTCTGCTCCTGAGTCAGCCCCTGCGTCATCATCTGCGCCAGCCGCCGCACCTGCTGATGACTGGATGTCGGGCCAATGGTATAACCCCAATGTGATGCCTCAAAACTTTGATTGGCAGCGCTATGTGGGTGCCAACAAAGACTTAGGCGCGGCAGGCATTGACACACAAGCTGAGGCCGAGCGGCACTACTTCAACTACGGCCAGAAAGAAAACCGCAGCATTGGTGCTCTCGCCCCAACAAGGCTTGAAGATTTATCCCAAGAAGACTACCGTGCAGGCCTTGCTGCTTACCGACAAGCAACTGGCGACAATTCAGTTATAACCGGCGTCAATGGCGAGGTCGGGTCCGAGTATGCCCCGGTTAACCAGTGGATTACGCAGAACTATATCCCCCAAGGCAAGTTTGTAACAGACTACGCAGCAGCAAAGCCTGCAGACACGTTTCAATACCTGAACACCTTGGAGACGTCAAACCGTCCTGTGGATCAGCTTGCAAGCATTCGCGCTGCATGGGATGCAAACAAGGACGACCCCGGCAAAGTGCGCCAACTCATGGAGCAGCATGGCGTCACTTTAGGCGATTTGTCTCAGGCAACTGGAGAATCATTCAATCAGCTCAACAACTGGGTCAAAAACGGCAATCTTCTGGGTGTGGTTGGCTTCTCGGTAAACCAACCCGGGGCCTACGACAAGTTTAAGGCAAACACCACGCCTGTGTATGACCCAGATGCAAAGGTTGTAACTGGCCCTAGCACTGCTGCTTCTCGTGAAGCTGATTACGCTTCGGCGCAGAAAAAGGCTGCCAATACTTTTGACCCTCTGGCCTACGAGAAGTACAAGCAGTTCATCACCGCTGGCATGCCTCCAGAAGAGGCCTTCAAGCAGTCTGGCTTGACAAGTCAGTATTATGCCCCAGCAGGCGCAGCAGCAGCAGCAGCAGCAGCAAATGCCCCAGCAGGCGCAGCAGCATCAACGAATATTTGGGACTACGGCAAATACCTGGAAACGCTTAAAACAGGCGACCCCAAGTCTTTGGCAGGTGCATTCGATGCACTGGCTACGCAAGACCCTACGATGGCAGCCAATGCTCGGAATTTGTGGCAAGAACTACTTGCGCAGCAAACAGTTACTGGGGACAATTGGTCTGCCGGTAACTTGGGTTCAAAAGAAGCTGCGGCGATGGACTTTGCCCTGCGCCTTGCCGAGAATGGTGTTGGCTCCATTTATGACTTGGGCCAGCGAAGAGTCGATGTTGTCACGGAAGGTTACAACGGCCCCGAAGTTGGGCAAATAACTGAGTATTACAACAAGAAAACCGGCGAAGCGTTGCCTGATTGGGGTCGGGTTGCATCTGGAACCAACTCCGGCAGCAGGCTCACCTACAACCTAAATTTTGCAGAAGACGGCACACCGATCCCGTACACAACTCGCAATCAAAGCGATTGGTTGCAGTTTCGTGAGGGGGTCCTAAAGCCAGCAATTTCTATGGTTGCTATGGCGAACCCAGCGTTAATGCCGTATGTGGCCGCGGGTAACGCGATCAATGCGGCAAATAAGGGTGATTGGGGATCTGCAATTGTCTCCGGTCTAACTGCTGCGGTGGGTTTTAGCGGAGACCTTGGGTTCACAGCGTCTACGGTGGAGACACTGAATAAAGCCAAAACTGGTGCGCAGGTGCTGAACGCACTTGACAAAGGCAACGTCGTTGCTTTGGGTACAGCTCTTATGCAAACCGACATGGGCAAGGAGCTGATAAACAAAGACATGGGCAATGGCATCAAGATGGGCGACGTGATAAACACGGCCAAAGTAGCGCAGCTTATAAAGACTGGAGACTACGCTGCAGCCCTTGCCACAGTTGGAGAAATGACCAACAGCCCCAATCTTAAGTTGGTGGCTTCTGCGGAAAATCTTCGTCAGGCAGTTGAAAGTGGCGACCCATTCAAGATTACTAACGCAATGAGTAATTTGGATAAGTCGGTGAAGGCAGGCACCAAGAACAGTGGTAGCGGCGCATTGCCTGATGTTGTGGATATGAAGCCAACCTCGCAAGGGAATGGTGCAGGGGCGCTGTCTACTGTAGACGCAGGTCTTGTGACCAATGATGGCCAATTTGCAGACGCAGGTTCTTTAACAGACCAAGATGTTGCAGGTATTACAGGCGCCTTGCCTATTACGCAAGGCGCAGATACGCTATTTGCGTCATCTGGTTCTGGCGCACTAACTGATGCGGGCGGCGGTGGCAATGCTGCGCAGTTTGCAGACATCAAGCAAGGCATTGCTGGTTACTTAGGCGCGTCGGTTGGAGAGAACACGGGGATTACTCGTACAGATGATGGCGGGTATCGCGTAGCCGACCCCAGCAACTCCCGAGTTTTGTATTTCTCCTCAGATGGCTCGTACATGGGCGCGCCTTTTGCTATTGAAATGAACCGGTCGGGTTCAGTAGACGGGGCAACGCCTAAAATTGCTCAAGACTTCATCAACGCATTTGCAACCTCGCCATACGCTCAATCGTTTACTGGCACTGCTGTAGCTGGCGGGTCTGACACTGGGGCGTCCACAGGCGCAACAACCGGGTCAACTGCAACTACTTCAGGCGGTAACTTTTGGGAAGATATTGGGATTAACCCCGACACAATTACAAGCAGCGATTCCGGGTTGTCGAACAATGAAATCATGGCCTTGGTTGGCTATGGTGAGTCGGCTAATCCCCCAACTGACGGTTTGGGACGGCCTGTTTTTGGAAGTGTGACTGGGACATTCGGAGGCGGTCTGTTTCCTGGAAACTTCAGCTTGGTATCCGAAGAAGGCGGCTCTCAGGTTTTTGAAAATGAAGGGTTTACGTTAATTGCCCGCGCAGATGGCACAAGCTTTGTTGTGGATAAAAACGACCCCAACGGAGAGCCTATTTGGTTTGACCGAGGCCAAACTGAAAAAATTCTTAGTGGTGGAGCCTCGGGCAGCAACACGGCGGCAAATAACACTGCCACCACTGGAGGTGGTGAAATTGGCGGAGGAGCTGCTGGTCCTGAAATAAGCGGCGACATTGCAGTTGCCAACAACTCAGAAACAGGTACAGGTACTGGAACAGGCGCCTTAGATACTATAACTGGCCCCGGAGTTGGTCCTGGAGCTGGCCCCGGAGTTGGTCCTGGAGCTGGCCCCGGAGTTGGCCCCGGAACTGGCCCCGGAGTTGGCCCCGGAACTGGTCCCGGAGTTGGTCCTGGAACTGGCCCCGGAGCTGGTCCTGGAACTGGTCCTGGAACTGGCCCCGGAGCTGGTCCTGGAACTGGCCCCGGAGCTGGTCCCGGAGCTGGTCCCGAGACCCCAGCAACGCCCACAACGCCCACAACGCCCACAACGCCAACAGCGCCTACAACGCCTACAACGCCTAGCAAGCCACCTGGCGCATTGTTGTCATACGCTGCGCCAAGCAGTACAAGCGGCGCGTTGCCTGGCAACCTAACCGCAAACATGCTGGCTGCCGGACAAAGACCTGAGATCAAAATCATGCAAGACTTACAGCAACTTTACCCGCAAATAGCTAACATTGATCCGCAATTGCTTAGCATTTTGGCGGGTAGGGCAACACCGCAAAACACTGCAGCTGCGCAAAAGACAGAGACTGCAACACAAGCGCCTGCTGAAGACCAAGCAAAGTCAAAACCTGTGTCTGCGCTATCAAAAGCAATGCCTACAGGTGGGGACGCGCTTATGTCGGCAGGCTTAAAGATGATCAATTCAGGCAACTTGTCAGGCTTTGCAAAAGGTGGTACTACATCTGGCGCATTGCCTGTTTCTGAGCATGTGCCTGAGTTTATTACCGGTAAGACAGGCAACTACGTACAAGGCGCAGGTGATGGTCAATCGGATGACATCCCTGCAATGCTGGCTGATGGCGAGTACGTATTCGATGCTGACATTGTTTCTGCACTGGGCAATGGCTCAAATAAGGCTGGAGCTCGTATTTTGGATAAAATGCGTGAAGAGATCAGAAAACACAAACGCTCAGCGCCATCTGGCAAAATTCCGCCACCCGCTAAGTCCCCTCTGGAATACATGAAAGGCTGATCATGTCATTGACGCAAGGCTCACCGCTACCGAATATCACCACCACGCAGTCGCAATCTACGACTGCGCCAAGCTGGTACACGGACTATCTTAGCAATCTAGCAGGCAAGTCTACAGCTGCTGCAGATGCCGCGAGGTTTCAAGGCGCGCAGCCTTTACAAACTCAAGCGTTTGCTGCTACGGCAGCTTTGCCAGGCATGTATCAGTCTGGGCTTAACGACGCGTCTAATCTGGCGCAAACCGTTGGCAGCACAGACATTGCAAAACGCGCCGGTGAGTTCATGCAACCATATACCTCACAGGTTGTGGATGCATTAGGTGTGCTAGGCAAGCGCAACATCAATGAATACTTGGCCCCACAAGCAGTGGCAGGTGCCGTAGGTACTGGGCAGTTCGGCTCTAAGCGTGGCGCACAAGCTTTAGGCCAGGCAATCAACACGGGTTTGCAAAACATTAACGCTGCGCAAGCTCAGGCTTTGCAAACTGGCTACGGGCAAGCATTGCAAGCTGCACAAGCAGATCAGGCCACTAAGTTAGGCGCTGCTCAGCAAATAGGCGCTCTTGCGCAATCAAAGCAAGCCATGAACTTGGCAGACATTAACGCACTGGCGACTATGGGCGGGCAGCAGCAAACCATTGCTCAAAACGAGCAAATGTTCCCCTTGCAGGCATTGAACGCAGCATCGCAAACAATACGAGGCTTTACAGTACCTACAAACGTATCTTCTACGTACACCGGCCCAATCCCTGGCGCTTACTCAGCCTCACCACTGTCGCAGATTGCCGGCTTAGGCGCCCTTATTGCCGGGGGTAGCACTACACCCTTTGGAAAAGCTATTGGCTCAGGCCTTACAGACTGGTGGAAAAACTTTACACTGGATAGCAAGGTAGGCATGCCATCTGACATTACACAACTTGAGTGGGAGTCATAACATGGCAGCTCTTCCATCCGCACTACCTGCAATTCCAAAAATGCTTGGCAGCGACGACCAAGCAAAAAACGAGTACTTTGAAGCGCTGCAAAAGACCATTACAGCATTAGAAGCACGTGCCAACCAAGGGCCTAACTGGTTCCAAGTTGCCGGTCAATTTTTTGACCCAGGTCGCACGGGTAACTTTGGTGAAGCCCTGGGTCGAGCTGCAACAACCCTGGGGCAGCAGCAAGAAAAGCAGTTGGACATGCAAGTGCCTATGGCAAAAATGCGTGCCGAGCTTGCAGGTCAAAAGTATGAAACTGAAAATCAAGCCAAAGCCTTGCAGTTGCTCTCATCAACTCTAGGGGTTGCACCTGAGCAAGTATCTGATGTGCTATCTGGCGGCAATGTGCCACCCTCTATTGCAGCCAAGTTGGCTCAGGTTTACCCTACCATTGCGCGGCTATCGCCTAAGGTTGGTGAGATCGTTAAAAATACTTTTGGCATGCAGAAAGATCTTGGCGGCATGGCCATTGAAGATCGTAAGGCCGGCATGAGCCAAGCTGAGCTGGTTGCTAAGTATGGCGCTGGAGTCCTTAATCTCATTCCGGGTGGGGGAATACCTACAGGGACTGCTTCACCTGCCTCTGCGCCTCTTCCTGTGCAGGCAGCGCCTGTAGGTGCAGCACCTCCACCACCTGCGCCAACTAGTATGGCGTTGCCCCCAGGCGCGCAACCTGCTGGCGACTACACCAGCACGCAAAATATGGGTCGTGTCCCTGGTGTAGTAACTACGCCTGTGCCCACAGCGCCACCTATGGCCTCTGCGCCGCAGTCTGACTTATCAGGTTTGCCATTGGCTGCGCAAGCGCAAGTTACAGAAAAACGCGTCACAGAAGGCGATAAGCCTTTTGTACAAAAGCGTGATGAGATCCTTAACTTTGCACCGCAAATGCTGGAAACATCAAACACTAACTTGCGACAGCTTGATAGGTTTGCCACGCAGTACCCACAGATTTTTGGTCTCATGCAAACACAAGGCGTGCTGTCAGGCTTGTTGACTGCTGCGCAAGAAGGCGCGCAATTAAGCGCAGGAGACTTTAATGCTCGTGCAGGCTTGCCAGTGCGCCAGTTCTTAGAAAAAGTTAAGTTGAAGCCTGATGAGCAACAGGCTGTTCGTGATGTAACACGCATCTTGTCTTCTGAATTCTTGTCTAACGTAAAAGCCAACAAAGGTCTTCTAGGCATCAACCCAACGGACAACGACGCAAGACTCTTACAAGCGCCTATGGCCAGCATTGAAGACTCATCCAAAGCCGTGCAACTGTGGGCTCGTCAGCAAGTGCTGCTAAACAGACAGCGTGAGCAACTGTACAAGGCATACCAACAGCACTTGGATACTGCAGGACCAGCCTCATCGCCACGCACCTTCTTCCGCCCAGGCAGCATTTACGAGAAGATCAACAACGATTACGCAAAGCATCGCATGCAGTTGTTTAACCAGTTCCACCCACAGTAAAAGGCGTACACATGGCTGATCCTAAACTGGAAGATGTTGATCCTATTTTTAGTGTGCAACAATCTAACTATGATGCCGCGGCCGATGACGCCTTGATGGCGCTTGACCCTATCTTTGCTGCACCGGTTGGGCCTAGATCTGCAAAACCTGTGCCTACGCAACGCGATAAAAACGCAGGCGTACTTCCTGAGCTAGGCTTAACTGCCAACCAAGAGCGCGCAGCCGTTGCGGGTACAGGCGCCATCCTTGGGCCAGGGCTGCAGAAAACTGCTGAGACAGTATTCCCATCAAAAGAGATGCGTACTGCTGCCGGCGTTAAGAAGCTCAAAGAACAGCAGCAAATGGCGCAAATGCTGGAAAACATGCGCAATGAAGAGCTTTTGCGCCTTGGCATTCAGCCTGAAGCCGCGCCTAAAGGTGCTACCTCTGGCACTAAATGGCTACAAGGCTGGGCAGGCATGGATAAAGAAATTGCAGGCGGTGTGCCAGAAGGCGCCGCAGCTTACAATAGATCCAAAGGCCAAGGCAAAGTCTCCGGCCGTTTGACCAAGATGTATGGCCCCTTGAAGCCTGGGCAATCCATTGTAGATAAGCTATTGGAGAATTCCAGCGCCAATGCTGCAGCAAGCGCACAACGCGCCACAGCAATCCCCGCAGCAGAAGCCGCAGCTGCAGCTCGACTTGCCGCGGTTACCCCAGGCCCCTTGTCAAAAGCTGCTAAGGTTGTCACATCCCCAATTGTAGGTGGGGCCTTGTCAGGCGCAGGCGCTGGGCTTAGCTTCTACGAAGCGTATCGCCGTTTCATGGATGGCGATAGATCTGGCGCTGTGATTTCTGCGTTAGGTGGTGCAGGTGCCTTGGCATCCATGGTGCCAGGCTTAGGTCTTCCTGGCGCCGCGGTAGGCCTTGCGTCTATGCCTGCATTGCATATCAATGACTTGCTTAAAGGCAAAGCCGACCGCTCGATTCCAGAAATGAACGTTGACCTTATGGGCAACCCAACCGGCCCTTAAGCTTGGCGTTTGGCCAGTAGCGTAGCTACATGGTAGGCTTCTAACCAGACTGCGTAAGGGTCTTTCAGCATATCCGTGTTGCCGGTATGTTCTAGTAACGCAATCCAATCGTCGTAGGCGGCTTTGATTTGCTGATCAAAGGTCATCATGTTGTTTGTCATTTGGCTTTCCATTGCACAAGGTTAGAGGGCATTTGCTGCGGAGGGGTGAGACACTCAACGCCTTGTGCTGCCAAGGCCCTAAAGTTAGTCCACTTCTTTTGATACGCAGCCTGCTCAGATGGCGGGACCCAGCCATAAATCGTACGCCACCGAATGGTGATGTCAGTTGAAGCCGGGGTGTAAACGTAATCTTGGCTCATAGCGCTTTGCCTTTCGTGTTAAACCACATACGCAATGTGGACATCCCGCCATCAATAAGCACATGGTTCGGGAAAGCCTGGTACTTATGGTACAGCGGATGGTTGATAAAGTTCTTCATCAGCAGGTACGCATCAGCATCCGGTGGAGACATCCCCATGGCTCTGTCGGTGTCAATGCATTTGATGTTGAAGTCCTCGCCAAACTCACGCGTAATAGCGTGAACCTGATCATTTAGCAAGCCAATGACGATTACACGCTTCTTTTGCACGTGATCAATTGCGTACGTAGGATTATGCTTTGGCAAACTGTAGGTGTGCTCAAGCTCTTGCACTGTATTTTGCATTGCAGCCTTGATGGCCGTAGCCAACTGCGCGGCAATGAGCTGCGCAATGTTTGCAACCAATCCATCAATGCTATCAGCAGGCATGCTTGGTTGTGCATCTGGTGGCACTGGAGGTTGTGGAGTCACAACTGTAGGTGATTCCACCATCGCTGGCTTTTTAATGACTGAGAGTGCAAGGGCCTTAAGTGCTTTGATGTCAGGCAGCGCCGCAGAGTATGACGCAAAAGTACGCTGCCTTGCGGTGCTTAGCGCAAATTCTTGAGCACGACGCAAGGCCTCAAGCTCTGAATACCCGCCACTTTGCATGTAGCCTAGCGCGCGATCCAATACGATTTTGCGTTCTGCATCTGTCCAAAAAATGCGTTTTTGCATGTGTATTCCTTTCAATAGTCAGTTGGTTGTGGGGATCCACGTGTTAATTATAACACGTTTAGACGTTAAGTAACCACTTTGCAAAGCTAAAAGTAGGGTTAATACCCTTGTCCATCAGCAAATGAGCCTCATAGCGGTTGATGCGAGGTGGCTTGTCTTCAATTCCTACGTAGTTACTTGCAGCCAAGATGCTGTTGAACATTGGCATGCGTGACTCGTACACGTGGAACGACCCCACAGATACGGTAAGTGTGCCCATCTCAACGCCAAGGATGTTGGCAACAATCTCTTGCAAGAACGAGAACGTAGGCAAGTCATTGGCCATGCCCCACAAAATGTCTTGGCTGCGCATGATAGCACGTGCGTTGAGGTAGCCATTACGAATTCTGAATTCAATGGCCAATGTGCAAGGCACGTCCTTGGCCTCAATGTCCATGTGGTCTACATCAGTGCCGTACATGGGGATGACTGCACGGCGTGACATGGGGTCACTTTGCAAAAGACTCACAATATGTCGTACACCATGCTTGCCAAACCAATAGCTGCCGTAGTTGCTATTCAATTTGCCGTTGGCAACGATCTTGCCCCATTGCGCAGCATGCTCAGCAATTGATAAGTCACGTGGGTCGGCTTTGATGTACCAGGCCATCTCGCGCTTAAGGTACTTCACATTGAAGTTGCGACCTTCAAACGCGTTGAAGCGCACAAAAGGATTGACCGTGTAGCTAAAGTTTTCGATCTCAAGGCATTGCTCGCCGCGTGGGCTTGTCAATTGGCCATGCTGCTGCAGACACCTGTACAGGTTGATCAACTCAGGCTCGTTCTTAATCATCATGTCCATAGTCTGCCTCTGTGATGTGGTAAGGTTGATTGGGAAAGTTTTGCATGTGGTACAACGGAGGCGGCAGCTTTTGCGCCTGTACGTTGTTGTTTAACGCCCACGTGTATGCGTTGTTGCCTAACGCAAAGACGCGTGAAGGCTTCAGGTCTTTTACGATACTGACGTCTGTAGGCACACCTTGGTAGTTTTGCGTGTTAACCCAGTAGAGCTTGTCCTCGGCAATGCCTTCACGCTCCAATGCCTCGGCCAACATGCGGCTAGGTCCGTCATTGTCCAAGAAGTTGATGAAGGGTACAACGGCAGCGGATGCACGCACATTGGTACGTGGGCCTTTATCGCAAAGCATCAGGATGTTGCCAACCTTAAAAGCACCGCCACCAGAAAAGTTATTTTGTGAGGAGCTACTCACCAGCCGTGGAAGCAACTTTTCTAGCGTATCGTACTTGTAGTCGTAATGCAGGACGGGCAGGCAGGTGTGTAAGCCAAGGCTTTCATAGCCGTGGTACACAGCGGTAAGCTGCGCAGTGTTGTCAAGGTACTCAACATCAAGGCGTGACTTGAATGTCTCCATGCAAACCTCAAGGTCAGGTTGGCAATGCACAACAACGGCACCTCGTGACAAGGCAACACGTTCCAGCATACGACGGCGTGGCATATCAACGCGATTTGCGCCATTGCGGTACACCTCGCCATAGATAGGCTCCGACAGCCATGACCTATCCATAATGACGTGGTCATCATAGGTTAAGGCCTGGGTCATTGCGCGAAAGTAGATGCGGCACAAGTCCTCGGTGCCTACACCTTTATATGGCCCGTGCTTTACGACATGGGTCATGCGATCGCCTTGCAGGTACTGCCGCAAGGACTCGGCAAGGGTTGTCTTACCCCCACCGTCAGGGCCTTCTAAAATAATGATCATGTAAGAAAGCTTTCAAGTTTAAGCTGCGTTTGCTTGAGCGTTGCAATCTGCGAAGTCAATGCCACGTATTGCTGGGCTGCAATGAGTTCCAATTGCCCATCATCCATACGCTCAAGCTCACGAGGCGTATAGCTGTATGATGAATCGATTACGCCAAGCTCTTGAGGATCCCCGCCAAGAACGCAGCCGGTAAATGCAGCGTGCAGATATCTAACTCGCCACCATCCGCATCCGGCATGGGCGTAGGTCGGACATAGAACTCCTTTGTAAGAGCCGTACTGCCAGACAACGTCACTTTCAAGAATACGCGGCTGTCCGAGAGATTTGCCTCCGACACTGTGAATTGGCCATGTAAGGTTTTGTGCTGTCGCCCAGTCATGCGCGTCCTTAGAAAGTGATGCGTTGTACCACTCAGTTTTGCGTTTGCCCCAAGCCATTTGATAGCTTGGAGGCATTTCATACAAAGGCGACGGGTCCCATGGAAGAATCACATCAACCGGTAGATTCATCAGCTTAATGTCACCCCACGGAAAAAGGGGCGCAATCCACTGATGGTCTGCAAAGTCTTCTTTGGCAATCACGTCTTCCCAGGAAGGGAGGATTTTTTGGAATGCCCAATCATCCAGACAAATATAAGCATCCATGCGTTCACGAAGGACACGCTTGGCGCCTTCTGGATGCACTGCGTTTTTATCCAGTGGGTAGACATACAAAAAGACTTTGTCGTACTTTGACAGGTCCATAGTTGCATTCACAGGGCCGTGCTCTACTTCATGGCCTAAGGCGATGTAGGCATCGCGCATTAGCTCAGGGATAGATACAAACTTCGTAGAGCTTGCACGTTGTGGATGGTTGTTATGGGTCTCGGTGACACCGGTGATGAGAATTTTCATGGTTAAGTAAGTGTGATGTAGCCTTGAGCAGCGTCGTGCAAGACATCGCCTGTGCGCCCACCTGCAGCAACGTATTCTGCCACAGTCATGCCGTCCTTGTACAGCTCAAAGCGCTCGCATGCAAGCGTGTTGGGGCGTTTAGGGTTGGCAATAACGGCGACAGTAATGATTGCTTTTTTGTTGGCGCGCTGGCGTGTTTTCTTTGTGTCAGACATGACGGATCCTTGTTAAGAGTTTACGTGTAAAAAGTTGTGAATTGCATGTATACCTTTCAAATATCAACAGTTGCTATTGTATCACGTGAGATGTAATCACGTACTGCATTAAGCAGTTTTTGTTGCGTCTTGTCCTTCCGTTGCACGGCCATGAGGATGGCCTCATCTACGGTGTCTCGCGCAATGATGTGATGCACAACAATGTGGTTCTTCTGACCTTGACGCCAGAGCCTACGAATGAACTGCTCGTAGATTTCAAGACTCCAAGTCAGCGAGTACCAGATGACAGCATGGCCTGCACCTTGTAGATTAAGGCCGTGGCCTGCAGACATAGGATGCGCCAGCAAGACAGGTATATCTCCCGCGTTCCAAGCAGCAATAATAGCATCAAGCTTAGGGCCAACAACCCCAGAGCCAATAACAGGAGCGTTTGGAAAAGCCTCTTGCAGGCGTTGTAGATCGTGCTGAAAGTGGTACCCAATGATGCAGGGCTGGCCTGACAGCTCTTCAACCAGCTCTTGAGCAACTTCAGTTTTTGCGTCATGTAATTTTGTAGTAATCCTGTCATTGCCCGTGCCGTCATCGTCCAGATACGTACCGCCATTGGCGATTTGCTGACCTTTCATAACAGCAACGGCAGCGTTGGCCGCTGTAACATTGCCACTATTCAACTCAATGGTTAGGTTGTCCTCAAAGTGCTTGTAGATCTTTTTGGCTTCTGCAGGTAGATCTACCTTGATGTCGTTATACGTTAGCTCTGGCAGGTCCAGATGGTCCAGAGCCGCCATTCGCAAAACCTTGCCTTCCAGCTTTTCATGGATGCGTGCCTCCCCATCATGCTGAAGCTTCCATTCATACCCGCCGTAGCCTGAAGGGTAGAAGAACTCAGTGCGAAAGCGAGACACAAACGGCCCAAACGTTGCGCCTTGGTCCACAATATACTGTGGGCCAAAGATGTCAAGCAAACTATTTGGTGCAGGTGAGCCTGTTAGACCCCAACGGCGATCGAACTTGTTTAGCAAAGGCTTCAGACACTTAAAGCGCTGCGTTTGCGTGTTCTTTAAGTAACTGATCTCATCGATTGTAAGGATTTGAAAAGGCCAGTCCTTGCCATTCAGTTGCGCGGACAGCCACTGCAGGCCTTCAAAGTTAATGACATAGATGTCGTGGTGTTGCTTTAAGACCTTGGCCTTGTTGCCACCATGCAATACGCCGACGGAGTAGTCTTCAAACTGCTCCCACTTTTTAACCTCGGCAGGCCAGACGCCATGCACAGGCCGCAGCGGCGCAACGACCAGCATCTTTTTTGCCACACCTTTACTCTTAAGAATGCGAAATGCTGATAGCACAATGGCCGTCTTACCCAAGCCTGGGTCAAGCCACAATGAGCCTGAGCCATGCGTAACAAGAAACTTTACAGCTTCTTTTTGGTATTCATGAGGTTCCCAGTACATAATCAATGCCTTCTTTAGAGTCAATCACATGCACTATGTGCTTGCGCTTGCGCAAGTCGTTATGCAGCAGGTCTTGCAATGGCGATGTTTTACCGCCTGGGCGCTTCAGCTCAACCCATAGCACCTTTTCATTAGGCAGCACAACGATGCGATCGGGCCAGCCTCTTGCGAATCTGACGTTGAGCTTCAACGTTAGCAAGCCTCGCTTTTTACATGCCGCTGAAAAGTAGCGTTCCAGATCGCGTTCAAGGATAACTTTTTCTTTTACCATTGGCAAGGTCCGCCATTTGATTTGCGAAAGTGACACCACCGGCAGCCGTAGTCAGGCTTTGGCGCAAAGATGTCGTCATTTTCAATCTTGCTAACGCGTGCTGACAACCATTGCTGCAATTCTTCAAAGTTTTCACGTAAATACTCACGACCTGGCACACGCTTTTGCAGGTCAATGTAGCACACCTCGGTTGTCACGGTATCTACCTCTGTGTAGGTAGCCAAGATGACTGCAGCATACAGTTTTAACTGGTCGCCGTAGTCACGTTCCTTGCCTGTTTTCCAATCCAGCACATGGGCGTGACTGCCGTCAATGTATACAGCATCGTAAATGCCACGTACCCACGCCACAGCATCATTAAAGCCACACACGTTCCATTCTTTTGTGATGGCAAACTGCACCTCACTGGCAGCGCGCTTGCCATGCAGCGTTTGCATATAGTCATTCCAATACGCAAATTCAGCAGGCAGCGTAGGCACGGCCAATGCTTTTTCAAACACGGTATGAATGTTGGTGCCACGCACTGCGGCATCACCTGTAGGCTCTTTTAGCTTGTCAATGCGAGTGAGTTTGTACTTGTATGGGCACTGCTCATACGTTTTGATGCTTGAGTTTGAGTATGTTGTCATTTGCTTGCCTGTGCCTTTGAGTAAATTGTGAAAGGCTTACCGTGTGTAGTGTTTTTGTATACGTGTGGGTACAGCTGCTTGATCACCTGTGAAGGCTGACCACGCCAATTGAACACATTGTTTTTTGACTTAGGCACGTCTGTGCCAGGCCAGTACTCGACCTTAGGGGGTTGCGACAACACAAAGCATTTTTTGTCTACGTTGTACCGCACTAAGTCCATTACGCGTAAGCTGTTAATCATGCGTAGTGTCCTTCATAACCACAATGGCGTTGTAAGCCATGCGTGTTTCTGCAATGGCAATCAGAGCAAACTCTAGTGCCTGGTCGTACTGTCGCATTAGCATGGCATCATGCAAATCTTTTAAAGCTTTTTCTGCCATCATGGTAGGCATTGCGTAGTCAATCATTTGACCTCCTGATAGGTGTTGCCAATTTTGTAATCACTGACCATGGGTACATCCATGGCGATTGCGTTGCACATGGCTGCAACAAGACATTCTGCCTCACGTACGGCGAACTCTTCAGGCGCTGAGATAACCAACTCATCATGAACGCTGAGTAGCAGACGGCTGCCTTTGCGTGTCTTTTGATACAACAACATGGCGGCTTTGGCCTGATCAGCTGCCGAGCCTTGAATGAGCAAGTTAACGCCTTTGTAGTCAAACTCACGGAGTCTGCCGTTGATGATCTTAGGCGGCTCCATCTTGATCAAACGCCCGCCAATGGTTTTTAATGGCTGGTTCAATTTGTACCTTGTACGCATGGTGGACTGCATCGTCTTGAGGCCTGGAGCCACCGACGTGGTATATGCATCCATTAACGTTTTGGACAGGTTGTAGTCGATCTCCAACATTTCACTGATTTTCTTTGGCCCAGCGCCATACAAGATAGCAAATGACACGCCTTTGGAGTAGGTGCGGCTAACTTCTTGTCCTGCAGCCTCAGTCATTAGCTTGGCGGCGTAGGTATGCAGATCAGCTCTAGCATCGGCCTGATACTGCTGCATCAGACCACCGCCTTCAAAGTGAGCAAAGATGCGCAACTCTTGAGCGTTAAAGTCGCATGCCACCAACTTGTGACCCTCATCGGCTAGCAGAAAGCTACGAATGAGAGGCAGAGGCGCAACGTCAAGACCTTCAGGCATCACAATCTCATTACGCCCCATGCTTGCATTAGCAGATGCCGCCACAATCTTTGGATAACGTGTAGGTGCATTTTGAAAGTTAGGCGTAGAGCTTAGGCGGCCTGTACGCGTACCACCCCGCTCACCACGTACGGAGTTCCAATTGGTGTAGATGCGGCCTGTCTTTGTGCTGGTCAAAAGCCAAGGCTCAATGAACGTTGACAGGCAGGTTGATAGGTTGGCGCGATAGCGCAATACGCCTTGCAATGGCAAATACGTAATGATCTCTTCAAAGGTTTCCTTGTCGGCCTTAGGGGAACCCTTATCCGTGGATGGCCAGCCATTTGTTTTATCCCAGTACTCGGTGGGATAAATACTATCGACCAGCTGCCGATCGCTGTCAAGATTCAAATCAGGAGAACCTAACAATGCGCGTACCCAAACGTTACACTTTTCAATATCTACTATTGCTTGCTCTTTGGCTTTTTGTAAGCCATCGCGATCAACCCTTACGCCTAGACGTGAGTTTTCAAGCAACATTGGGATCAGCTCAATCTCACGCAGGTAAGGCACAGCCTGCGCAGGCAACACGGCGGCGTTAAGGTAGTCATATAGCTTGCTGGTAAGACGTACGTCTGCAGCGGCGTACTTGCCAACCAATTCAACTGGGCCACGGGAGATGTAAGCACCCCAGGTAGACTTTTTACGTCTTGCTTCCTCGACGTTGGCAATGATCCATTCCTTCAGCTCATCTCTTTCGCTAGGGGTATCCAAGCCCCAGGTAACGACCAGATCTTTTAGAGATAAAGACTGTACATGAGGGTCATGCAGAAAAGCAAGGATAAGAGTATCGTGTACACGCGTGGGGTCCTCAGGGATGGGCATATCCAGATGAGTCGCAGCCACGTCAAGGTCAAACATAGCATTATGAAAGCAGAGAGCTCGACCGCTGTCATACATTAGCTCCATCATAGCTTTGACAGCTTCTTTGGTTGTGTTGTTGCCTTCGGCGTGGCCAAAAGCATGATAGCCATCTGGGTACTGGCCCTCGGGGTCATACACGGCCAAGCCTACAGGCACGGGCGGGTAATCAGGCCGAGGGCCAATGGCCATAGTCTCAAAATCAAGAAAAATAGGCTGCATGGTTAGGCACGTGCCGTAATGGCTTTAACAGCCCACATGGACGCGGTCTCGGCATTGGTGATTGCAATCGAAAACATACGCTGCACCTCGGCGTCGTGGTACGAATCACGCAAGATGTGGATGTACTTAATGGTCTCATCAAAAACTCGCTTTACATTGTTGACGCGGCGAATCTCATCATCCGACAGCTGACGATAGCCGGTTAACTGCGCAGGCTCAAAGGGCATTTCCTGCTGATGAGGAATAATCTCCAATGGTGAAGCTTTCGGGGTCTCTGGCGCCACGCCTGATGGCTCGGGTGTTTTAAAAGCTTTGCTGTCGACTGCGGTTTGTTGCTTGGTTGCCATGATAATTCCTTGTAGGTGGGGGCTTCGATTTGGGTTTCAACAAGTTGCGGGGAAAGCCAGAAAATCCGCAAGTCACCATCCTCGAACGCTGGCTTAACAGCCCCCGTATTGATTAAAACCGATCGGTCTGCGCTGTAGTGGCTTCACCGCTTTCGTCATTGACGGCACCTGCCGTTGCAATGGCGCGATCCACCTCACCCTGAGCACGAGCCATGATGGCTTGCACGATGGCCATGTCATCAATGGCCCTTAGCATTTTGAACTCCACCTTGAACTGAGTCTTGGCATCCGGCACAACGGAAATCTCAGTCACCACAGCCAAAGGTGGGCGCTTAAGCGTTGCAGCCAAAGTTTGGGCGTAGCTAGAGTAGTTCTTCAAGCTAGTTACGGGTGGGCGCAAGGCAGCGATCTCGGCAGCAGCCACAGCAGATGCTGAGCCAATGCTATCGGCGGGGATAAGCAGGAGACGGCGCGTTTCGCGGCATGCTTTGCCTTTGCCACCGCTTGCCGAGGAGCCCCACTCGTTTTTAGGGCAACCTTCACATGTGGAGTGCTCAGGCTTTTCAACGGAAGGCGATGGCCCCATGCCGGTTTGGATTTGCGCAATGGCAAAGCACTTGGGGCCTACGATTTTGGTAGGGTCGTAGCGTGAGTCATAGTACAGACGCTCAACAGGCGCGGCCAAGATGACGCATGCCAGCTTGTTGTCGGTAATGACATTACCGCGGTAGGTCAGCGACCCACCTTTAGTGGAAAGGAAAGCAGCGCCGGTTTGCTCGGCCTTGACAGTTTCCAAAGCCATTGCGGCCAGTTGATCTTCAAAAAGAGCGATTTGATTCTTAGACATGAGAGTAGTTCCTTAACTAGTTACTTGCGACGAACAGTGAGTTCCCAGAGATCCGATGCTTCGGTTCCGGGGATAACCTCGCCAGCTTCCCACCGTTCACGGAAGGCAGTCGAGGAAAGCCGCTTATGCAGCAATTCGAATTGGCCAGTCTCTTGGACGTAGCCATAAAAAGCTTGCCAATCTTTGATGGCAGGGTGTTTGCTCAATTTCATGGTGCAGCTAGCTTTATCGCTTGCAGCCTGATTGATGCCGGCCGCGGACATTAATTTCATAATGTCGCCTTCAAGGCGGCCGAGCTTCTCTGTCATTTCTTTGACACGAGTGGATAGCTCTTCACGAGCGTTTTTGGTTGCGACGAACTCGTCAATCAGGTCTTTGATGTTCATGATGTTTACCTTTCAAAAATCAATTAGAGGTTTGATTATAACACGTGTCTTGAGCTACGTTCAAAAGAATGGCGCGCATTTCATCTTCAGGTGGCATCCAGCCTACGGGCTTGACCACGTCGTATTGTGAACCTCGCAGTGAGCGAATGTAGCCATTGGCAGGCACTTTGTTCATATTGGCCTTGTGCACAACGGCGAAAAGCTTATCGAATGGCAAGCCCATGGCATGTGCACAGCCTAAGGTGACATACACAAGATCGACAAGGGCGTCGGCAGCGTCCACCAGCGTGCCTTCTTCACAGGCTTTAAGGTACTCACTTAGCTCCTCCATGATGAAGCGAGCAAAGTAGCTGGTTTGCTCCGGTGTGAGCAATGCAGGTGTGGTGCCCATGGGCAGAGCCATTGTGCGGCGGAACTCACCAACTTGTTCAAACATACTGCTCATACAAAGTCTCTCCCATGGTAAGCATGCTGATGAGGTTGACGTACTCTTGACGCGTAGGCTCAGACATCTGCAAAAAGGTTTTCATAATCTCTTCTTGCAAATGCAAAGCCAAGAACTGAAAGTACATGCCATTGACAGGGTCCTCAGCGGTTACGGCACTAAGCATGTTTCGAGTCATGTCGTTTTCAAGGTCAAGCAATTCGATAATTTGATTCATACACACTCCAAAGTAAGTAAGTCACGCAGCCACTGCGGTTGCTCGTTTTTGCCGCGGTTGTACACAAGCGGCATTGTGGCAGCTTTGCTTGCGTAGTAACGACGGTAGGATTCGATGTGATCATCTGACTTGTATTCGTCAGGCATTGCCAAGGTGGGTGGCGTAAAGAGTGAGGGCAAACTCCACATGGCATCGGGGCAATCGACCAGCTCGGCCATAAGCACATCATGGCTTTTATGACCGTGGCCATAGCGCCATTTGAATTCGCGGCCAAGATATCTGGCCAAGTCACTGACCCACATGTAATGGAGACGTGATTGACGGACCCAGACTGCGGAGGGGTGATTGACATGCGTGGCGCGGTAGGAGACTTTGTCGCCGTTGCCGAAGTGGTGATGCGCCGCTGCCAGCAGCTGGCAAGACTCGATGAGCATTTTGCCAACATGCTTGTCGCAGTGCATAGAAGCAGCGATGGCAGGCATGTGATGGAGATAGAAGATGTTCATGGTAGATACCTTTCAATGGTCAGAAACGTGGAGGACTAGTAACGTGAGATTTGATTATACATCAAAATAAGCTGTTGCTCAACCTGGACGCCACACAAGTAAGTCAAGCAGCAACACGGCAATAAGCGCTGCAAGAAAAAGCGTACGTGATACTTTTTGTCCTGTTGTGAGGTTCATGTCTTCTCCACTAAGATTGTCCAGATCACCTGCTGGCAGCGTCTGCACTGATACCAGTAGCTGCCCGGGTTACGGTATTTGATGCCGAATGTGGTCGGCTCCCATCGGTGTTTGCAGGTCATACGCAACTCCTGATTGTCAGTAATGACAGCATCACGGCGATGAATGCCAGCGCCACCCAGATCAACTGCCCGTCAGCCGGGGTTGGTTTGTCTTCGTCTTCGTTCATTTCTGCTCCTGTGCGATTGCGTAGTCATGGAATATCACACCCTTGCTTGCGTCACCTACCTTGCAGGACTTTACCCAGACATTCTTCCCCGTCTTAAGCCTTCTCAGGTGGCCCCTACGCTCATGCAATCGGGGTGATGCGTGCGTACCCCCTTTGGACTCCTGACGGG